TTTCTTTTTTCTAGCCAAGGATCGCTGCTCTATCCTCAACTTTTTCATAGCAGATTTAAAGAAATCTTGGTTCTTGAATTTCTTTCCATCTGAAGTTATTACAAAATCTTTTATACCTAAATCTAAACCAACCGTTGTTTGATCTATAATAGGTTTCTTTTCAGGTTTTAACTCACCAGTATCAATCAATATAGATACATAATATTTATTTGTTATTGTTCGTGATACGGTGACGGTTTTGATCAAACCTTTAAATTCTCTGTGTAAATCAATATCAACCAATTTTAGTTTAGGTATGAAAATCTGTTTATCATTTTCCAAATATACTCCTTGAGGTAATTGAAATGATTGTTTTCCAAATTTTCTTTTAAACTTGGGAAAACCGCCACCTCTAAAAAAATTTGTATAGGCATTATCCAGATTTCTTAAACTCATTTGTAATGCCTGTGAAGGACTTTCCTTTAACCAAGGAGCATCTGTATCTTTAAGTTCTTTAACTTGATTTGCTAAATCAATGCAGGTATAGTTCTTTTTATTTCCTATGTAGGCTTGAATTTTTGTTTCTAAACCAAGATTATATACAAACCTAACTTGACCAAAAATATGATACATCATATCTTTCTGCTCTTGATTGGGGTATATCCTATATTTAAATGATTTTAGCATTTTTACAAAAAACTTTTTCGATTTGTAAGTATATATAATTAAAAATATATCACTTTTTTCCATTTTTAAAAATGGTTTAAAATGATTAAAGGGATTGGTGTCAAATTCATCAGCTACACTAAAGATGTAGTTGTTTTCTTTGACGGATTCTATAAAATTCCAAATATTTTATTTGAATTCAAAAATTGATCTTCTATATAAAAATCGATATTAAATTCAATAAAATTGTTTTTTAGAATCTCTTTTATAGAAATATTTGAATAATATATTGAAAGTGTGACAATATCTTTTTTTAGAATGTTTATAAAAAAAGATATGCCATATTTGTCTTTAAGATCCAGATAATATTTATCTTTAGAAAAATTATCATCTATAATTTTATGAACGTCTAACATTATATCAGATACATATTTATCCACTTTTTCTATTATTAAATATGTTTTGAAGTTTTTGATCATTTTTTCCAATTTATAATATATATAAATTGAATATATTTTGTTTAGAAAAAAATATTATAAGTAAATATTTTTATATATAAGTTACATATGAAACACGTGAAACTATACGAACAATTTGATTTGGATGATCTATCAGATGAAGATATTTTTGGTAAAAAAACAGATCCAGAAGTTGGGGATAAAATTCGAGTTGGTTTAAATGATATCAAACTCAACCATCAATTCTTCTTCTGCCTGTTTTAACTCTCTTTTATATTCTTCGATGTCTTCACGATCTTTATTCATCATACCCTTATATTTCTTTCTATCGCCATATATATCCGTCATAACTTGATTAACGACACCGGTCTCATTTTTGAAGACGGTGCCGTTCAATAATATTATATCTGTAGGCTCGAGATCCACCCTATGATCATTAAATATAGCATATTTCTTATCTGGCGACAGGACGCCTTTATACGAATCAGCCGATATATTAAACATTCTCATCGTTGTTGGATAAAGGCTCGCGAAATCATAACAAGAAACCCAAGTCGCCATTTTACCCTTAACTGGATCTTTTACCCATCCACCCTTAACTGCTTTCTCAGCATCATCAACCAAATTTTGTTGCATTGAATCGTTTTCCAATCTACATAAAATGATATTTCTTTCTTTTTTCAATTTCTTTCTCAAAATTCCTTCTGTAACAGGCAGTGTGCTGTAAGCGTCAAGAACTCTTATTCTGGATAATGTGGATATACCATAAAGAATATCTATCCATTTTGTTTTTTCATGTATCTTTTGTACAAGAATAGAGTCAACAGCATTATAATAAATAAACTTTTTATAATCTTGTTTAGCTAACGTTTTCAAAGTTCCTTCATAATTTACTTTTCTAAGTTTTAGAATATTATAAGAAACAAAATCCAAAGAATCAGATTCTTTAACTTTTATGGTCGTGTCCCATTTTTGATATAGTTCCATATAGTCTATGATGAGTCTATGGGCCGGCATTTCACAATATGATTCTTTATCTTTTCCAGTTTTATTGTCTCTTTTAAAGGGAGGTCTTAAAACTCTAGTAAAAGACGATACAGATGGGTCTATCCCTATCTTACGAGCCCGATTTATTAAATAAACCCAATCGTATTCAGTAAAATTCCACCCAGTTAGAACAGCCATTTTAGGAACATATTTGTTGAAGAAATTGAATATCATATCATATTCATTTCTATATTTTATAAACTTGAATTCATATGTGGTACCAAATTTTATAAAATAGTTATTTATATCTTCTTCTATGGACGATATATCAGTATTTGATAGATCTTCTATGCCCATAACAAGAACTTTATTTTTATTAACTATGGATATTGATTGGATGGCTCCTTCTGCCAAATGTGGAGTTGGTTTTGTGTCTAGAATTTCATTTTCAATATCAATAAAATATATGTCAGCTTCAACATATTTAAAAACATCATCCTGCTCTTCCTGTGGTAAATTATCTAGAAAATCATAAACAGAATAACGGTCTGGTCTTCTAGTGTACACTTTTTTCACACTACAACCATCCCAAGTAACATATTTTCCATCTTTATCTCTATCATCATCATCACAAATAATAAACTTTTGAGGATTGGGCCATTTATAACTTTTCATCTTTATGTGCCCACTATCCGATATGTATGAAACTTTTAGATCCTGTTTTATATACTCATAATCAACTATCATTTTATTTAACCATTTTATTTTAATATATATTTTATATGGACAAAAGTTTAATCATTAAAAAATTTATAATGGTTCATGGTAACGAATATGATTATTCTTTAGTCGATTACACAGTAAACTGGTTTGGTGGAGAAGATTCTTTAAAAAAACAAATAATTAAAGATTCTATAAAAACGGAATACTGCCAAGATAATAAAATTATTTTAATAAGAATAAAATATGATGAAAATATAGATTTAAAATTAAAACATCTATCATAGAAAAAATAAATTCTTTTTTTAATATATAGTGAATATAAAATGTTATAAACGGAAAGGGGTAATTTTACTCTTACACTTTGTAAGTTTACATCTTTTGCTAAGTCTTTAATTTTCATTCTCTTTTGAATTAAAATCATCTTCTACAACCTTAAATAATCTATTCACTTCTTTAGCGTTCTCTTCAGCACTGTCTATATAACATATTGCCTCAGAAAGGCCGTCTGGAAATTCAATCTTTGTTATTAGTTCTTCTTGTGCCCCTTCTGTATCATAATCTATCATACAGAAATCAACGGGAATAGTGGACATTACATTCTGCACCATTCCCCCGTCTACAGTTATTATAATTTTTGGTATCATTTTAATCGTTATCAATTATGAATATTTTGCCATCTATTTTTAGCTGCTATGTTTTCCTGTGCTTTGCCCCGTTGTGTGTGATTCCGTTTGCTTTGGCATAGTTGGTTTTTGTTTTCAGATTCAGGATAGAAGCACAGTATTCAATTATTTGAACTAAATCAGAGTTACTTAATTCACCTTCAAATGAGGCTTTAAATAGTGAATCCTTTATCTGCTGTGCCTTTGACATTGTTCAATTTTTTTAAGTGTTTTTAGCCATTAGTTAGCAGTAATACTACATTCCATCTCCGAATGAAGTTACTACGTTAAATTCTTTTTCTTTTCTTTTTTCTCCCACCCTTTTTAAAGAAATATTGAAATGTTTTTCATCATTTTCAATCCCAATAAAATTACGATTGGTGTTTATACAAGCAATTCCAGTTGTGCAACTTCCAAATGTGTTGTCCAAAATTGTATCACCTTCGTTACTGTATGATTTTACTAACCATTCAATTAATTCAATTGGTTTTTGTGTGCTATGTAATTGGTCTTGCCTTCTCCACTTTTGTTGAAAAAATTGAACAGTTGAAGGATACCTAAAACCATCATTTGAGGTTTCACTTTCAGAAACTACACCAAGTTTATGATTGTTTGGTTTATCTCCTTTATTTGCCTTTCGTTTCCTATAATAAGGTTCACCTTCTTCAAGTTGTGGATTGTAAACAACTTTACCTTTTCCGAATATCAAAATGTTTTCGTGTTTTTGAACTGGTCTATATTTAGCAGTAAATGAACTACCGCATTTTGATTTGTGCCAAATTATTTCATACTTATACATTTTCTCATTTGATAATGCTAATTTATAAGTAAACAATCCTGTTCCAAATAAAGCAATAGCACCATCGTCTTTAATAATTCTTCTGTATTGTTCCCAAAGTTGTTCAAATGGTATTATAATATCCCAATGGTTTTTAGTTGAACCATAAGGTAAATCACAGCAAATAAAGTCAATACTTTTATCAGGTATCAATTTCATTTGTTCTATTGTATCACCGTATCTTAAATCTATTGTCATAATTTTATTTTAATATTTTTCCACAGCACAAAAAAAAGAAAAGAAAAAGGTTCTGTTCTCCGATTGAACATCTGTGATAATTTACCGTACTACTGCTAACATCGTGTATAAAACATAATGGGTTCAGTGGTATATTTAAAGTTCGTACTTCTATTATAGTTCATTTTATGTTGAAAGTTTAGTGCTTCTAATCCATTACGTTTCATACACGCAGCCGTTATGTTTCAGTTGCGCCAAACTCTCGGTGCAGAAAGAAGCGCAACCGAAAACATAACAGCGTGTATAATAAACCAATAATAGTTGAGTGTACAAGCAGGAGTGCTAAGTGTCTAATTCTACACTTCCCCAAATTATTAATCCAATTATTATTAATCCAGCCATAATATTTAATAACGCCCATAATAAATTATGTGGGTATCTTGCTAATCCATCAGAAATCAAAAATATAAAGAATATTCAGATTGGTATAATAGTATAAGAGATATTGTTCAAAACAAATATTTATCGAAATTAGAAAAATTTATTCAAAAAATAAATTTAGGTTCTCAAAATGAGATATATTATTATGATTTTAGAGATAATGAAAAAAATTTTTATAACTCAAATATAGAATTCATAAAGAAAAAAGATGAACAATTATCAAAAATTCCATTAGATTATCCGTTGAAAGATATTTTTATTGAGAATAGGAAAAAGGTAACTATATCATTGGATGAAGCTTTAAAAAAATTGAACACACCATTATTATATAGAGGAGACATTAGATTCAATTTTGCTTTTACAAGAAATGATGATGAATTTAAAAGAATTTTATATCGTGATCTCACACATAGTACTAGTTCTAATGCCGGTAGAGCCATATATCTTACAGTATCACCAAACGAATCGAATGGCTCGGCAGCGTATTACGCCATGCTAAGATTATTTCAAAAATATGATCAACTCAAAAGGCCTAATAACTATTGGGAATATTCTTATTATCCTGTAATATACAGAATAAAACTATCAGACGATTTTCTTTTTCAAAATGGCGGAGTTTCTACAGATTATACCACAGAACAAATGAATAAATATTTATCTCTAGGGATAGATGGATGTTTCTCCACTAATCGACAACCAGGCGGAGGCGGAATAGAATTACCAATCTTCAATGTTAAAAAAATTATCGGTTTTGAAATCGATCCAAAATCCGATGAATTGATTGATGAATATATTCATAAATATGGAAACGATGAATATTATAAAATATTTAATATGGTGAAACCACATAAACAGGAAATAATGGATAGATATAAACAAAATTTAAATTTAAATCTTTAAATTCAAACTTTTTAATCAAAAAATAATATAATCATTATATTAAAGAAATTCTTTCTAATGGATAAAGCTAGAAGAAACCAGTTGCGTCAATCTCACTATAAAAAAAGATTAAAAAATTTAGGGCTAAAAGAAACCGATAAAGATATAAATTTACATTGTTTTAAAGATCAAGGTAAACCCTGTTCATGCCCAATATGTTCACCCGAGAAATATAATAGAAAAGAAAAACATAAAAATAAAGATATTGATGAAAGTTTGATAGAAGAATAGTTATGCACTAAAAACTTCATCTTTTAGATTTATAAAATTTTCTGTATTTCCAGCCAAATCGACATCTTTAAAATTTCTTACCCACATAAAAGCATTGTGCTCACCAGATAATATAACATGTTGTTTTTCTTTCAGTTTCAACCAATAAATATAAACTGTAAACCCTGTCATAGATTTTTTTTCTCCAACATATATTAAATCAGAATCTTTTGCAATTATTCCAGTTTCTTCATAGAGTTCTCTTACGGCAGCTTCTATTTTTTCTTCACCTGGATCAATTTTTCCACCAGGTAATCCCCACTGATTGTAGAACATTTTGGAATTTCTTTTCAGCAACAATATTTCATTATTATATTCAACAATTATAACACTCGCTCGTGTTGATTTTACAAAATTTTCAAATAAAAGTATCATTTTTTATAGAATTTTTTTATTAACTCTTCGGCTTCTTCCTTTGTCATATTTGGATTATCTAGATATGAATCCTTCAATTTTTGCATTATTTCGCCAACGATGCGACCCTTACCTATATTTAAAATTCTCATAACATCATCTCCGTTCAATGGAGGCTTTACTATTGGAACGCCATCAAATTCTTCTAGCTCTTTTAATTTTTTTCTTATGTTTTGTATTTGATCTGGCATACAATATTCTTTAGCATGAGAAACATTATCGGCATGAATCAAATCCAATAATCTATCCAAATTTTCACCCAAATCTAATTTTAATTTTCTGAGAGATCTTCGAGTCATAATACCAGAATTTCCACTCGATTTTGTCCTCATATGATTGACTATGATTTCCACTACATCTCTTATAAAAACATTTGGATATTTTAATCTTCTTAGAATGTCAGATGCTATATGCCCGCTCATTTCTTCGTGATCATAAAAATGAATTACTCCCTCATCATTTGACATAGTTTTATATTTTCCTATATCGTGAAAAAGCGCAGCCATTCTCGTCACTAAATCTGGTGGCGTGTTTTTTAAAACCCTCAAAGTATGTGTCATCGCATCGGAGTCGTGATATTTATTCTGTTGGAGACCTATGAGTTTATCAAGTTCTGGGAAGATATATTTGCTCAAACCCGTAAATTGTATTAATTTTATAGCTTTATCTGGCTCGTTAGTCATCAACATTTTAGAAAGTTCGTTGTTTATTCTTTCAAATGAAATATATGTTATTTTCTTGGAATTCTTCATTATACTTTTTATCATAAATAAGGGGAGTTTCCAGTTATATTTTGTTGATACTTTTATGGCCCTCATCATGCGAAGAGGATCTTCTGTGAAAATAATATCTGGATCCAGAGTGGTTCTCACGACACCATCTTTTAAATCTCCTTTTCCCAACCCGGTGGGATCTATAATCTCATCATTTGTTAAATTTTTAAACATAGAGTTGACTGTCAGGTCTCTTCTTTCCGAGTCCTTTTCAATTGAAGAAAATTTTACTTCTGGTTTTCTAGATTTATCTTCATACTCCTCTGACCTCGGCATGACAGCTTCTATATCGACATCAGATAAATCATATTCTCCAAATTTTATTCCTATCAAATTGAATTTCGCTGTGCCGAACCTTGGGTACATTATTGGATTGGATCCTTTTTTATAGATGTTCAATTTTTTTGTTATCCATTCAGAAAATTCAATTCCACCATTTTCCTTGTCTACCATTAAATCTAAATCATTTGGAATATCTCCCAGCAACTCATCTCTTACATATCCCCCAGCTGCATACACTCTATTATCCCATTCGGTGCCATTTATTAATGATTTTATGAAATCATAAGCAGCATTTACCTTGTTATATTTTTTATATTTATTGAACTCTACAATCATTATATGTGTATAATATTTTCTTTTTTCAAAATATCCGTTAATAATATATCTTTTAAATTTTTTAAGTTTTTTCTAATATAATTTTCCCATAAATATATATATTTATAATTGTTAGATTTTATGAATTCTATTTTTTTCTCCGATCGAATTCTTTTTTAAATATTGGATATATTTCACTAGCCGTCAAACCACTATCTATAAACATATAATTCATTGAGACAATTCGTTTCTTTATCACTCCATTCCATTATAGTTTTATTTTTTATTAATATATATTATAAATTTATTATCGTAATATTCTATGTGGATCGTGTATTATCATATCAATAATATTTAATATCTTTTTCTTTAAAATAATTTTCCATATCGTCTCTTTGATGTGGAGTTATATTATTACCTATGTCAAAGAAAATACTTTTCAGTTTATCTAATTTTTTTATTCTACTAAAATCAGATAAATTATTTGAACTGCAAGAGAATTCTTCCAAATTGATCAATCTTTCTATTCCATCTAAGTTTTTTAGATCATTATTACTAATATAAAATTTTCTCAAGTTTATTAAATTCTCTGTTCCTTCCAAACTTGTTATTCTATTTGAAGACAGATTTAAAAAAGTTATATCAACAAGATTTCTCACCTCTTTTAAACTTGATATTCTATTATTATAGCAATTTAATTTTTTTAATTTTGTAAATTTTTCTATTCCAGCTAGACTTGTCAATTTAGAATTTGAGCAATCTATTTCAATAGCATCTTCTGATTTAGGATGATCTTTTAACCAGTCATTCAAACTTTTTTCTTTCACTGATTCTATTTTGTCTTTAATTAAATTGATGACTCTTTCACAATTATGTAAAACTCTGACATAAACTGGGGCCATTCTAATATTACTCAGTTTCTGGTAATATATAGTTATTGCCCAAGACCCTCTAACTAATTCAGCATCAAATCTTAAAGTCGCATTAATTTTATCTAGTTTTTTATTGGCTCTATAAATGTAATCCTTAGCATTATAATATGATTTCGCCCATATTAATTTATCATTTAATGTGTCGTTATATATTTGTGTTAATATATCTCCTTCAGTTTTTGGTTGAAAAGATAATTTTGATAATTGATGTGACTCACAAACCGCGATAGTTCCATCCTCAAATTTAATTTTATATTTAGTTGTCATATCATATATCTTCTTACCCATTTCAGCTATTATTTTGCACTTTTTGCCAAAATAAGATTGCGGCATTTTTGTTTCATAAACATTCAAAGTTCCCTTGACGTCTTCATCATAGATTCTGTTTGGTAAATATCCATTTTTTATATATTTACACTCATCACCAACCTTTAAATTTTTATCTTGCATTAAAAATTTTTTTTAATTTTTCTTTGGCATTTCTTTATACACCTTTAAAACGACCTCTAAAATGTCCTGAATAAGATTTTGATTATCCTGTATTCTGAACAAAAGAACTGGATTTTTTTTATTCTTCTTCATATAAATATCTATATAGCACATATAATTCATTTGTAATTGATTTTCAACTTCATCGTAATTATCGCTCGCTTTAAATATTAAATCTATGGTTGTTTCTTTTTCGTTTATTCTTCTTATTGAATAAAAATAACCTTTATCAGTATTTAGATACCAATGAAACTTATTTTCATTCGTATCTTTTAATATTTTTTCTAATATTTCAAAATTTTGAGATCTCATATAAAATTACATATTTTTTATTATATATTAAATTATATTTTAATTTTTTTATATATAAAAAATATGAAGAGTTTGATGTTATACGAGCAATTTGATTTTGATGATTTTTCAGATGAAGAACTTTTTGGTAAAGAAGATAATGATATAAAAGTTGGAGACAACGTTTTTCTAATAGATAGAACAAAAGCTTTATATGATCTTTATAATGAAAGATTCATTAATTCTGGCAATCCCATTAATTGGGACTTTATTGTGAGTGAAATAAGAAGTATCAAAGGTGAATTGTGTATACGTAGCATATCAACAAATTGGTATAAAATGAGTTGTTTTTCTAAAACTAAATGCATTAAAGAACAATTTAATTTAGACGATTTTTCAGACGAAGAACTTTTTGGCAAAAATGATGAAATTGAAGTTGGTGATATCGTTTTTCTAAAAAATAAAGAAAATGCTTTATATGATTATGATAAATTTGTCGATTCTGGGTATAATATTAATTGGGCGATCAAAGTGAAAAAAATAAAAATTTTAAAGGGCGAGTTGTGTATATGTGGGGGTGGATTGAATTGGTATAAAGCTAGTTGTTTCTCTAAATATCTTAAAGAGCAATTTAATTTTGATGATTTTTCGGATGAAGAGCTTTTCGGAAATGATAAAAGTGAATTCAAAATCGGAGATAAAGTTAGAATAATAAAAAATGATTGGTCAACTGGTAATTGGTTCATAAGAGATTATTTATATGACATATTGAGAATTGGATATATTAAAAAATATGGTGACGGGAGTGTATACCATGCCCTATACAAAAGAGATGATGATGGCGATTATACATTTATTATAAATTTGCCAGACAATGCCATAGAAAAAGTTTAACATTTAAAAATCATCAAATATATCATCTTCATTATCTTCTTTTTCTAACAAATAATTTTTCTCTTCAACAGTTTCATTTTTCTTCAACTTGAAATCGAATATTGAATTTAAAACTCCCAATCTTTTATTTATAGGTGGCAGTTCCAACGCTTTTAGAAAACTATTACAGAGTTTTAGAATTGTTTTATCAAATTGAGCATCATAATCAAAGACAACTCCTTCTTTTTGTGTTATCTCTGTTGGGTGCATACCACGAAGATATCCAAAAACATTATTTTTATCGTGTCGACAATAATAGTATTTTATTTTGCCGTTCTTAATCATATCATATTTTGTTTTATATTCGGAGTTTTTATTCAATAAATAATTATATAAACCAGCGGCTTTTATGCTGAAATGAGCTCCAAGAACGGCTTCAACATCAGTGGTGTCATTCACTATTTTATTTGAATAATCCGTGCAACTTGTCTGACTAGATATATTATCTATGTCTTCCAATTCGAATTCTTTTCTTATATTTTTTACAATCTTTAAAATGTCCTTTATATTCAAATCGTCTGGATTGGCAAAAAGATATTTTATAAAATCCCATATACCACCATTTTGATCAACTCCTCGAACAAAAGGTGGTGTTTCACTACGAACTATCTTAATGCCTGTTGCCGAGAAATTACTTAATGAATTATGGAATATACCATCATCGAATCGTATATTTTTTAGATAATTCTTTTTCTCAAAAAATAATACAGATTCACTGATTGTCTCGAGCTCAAAATCTTGTTTATTAGCGACGCCATATCTCTTAGCATATTCAAGTAAAAATCCAGAATATAATTTTTTCATTATAACTTTATCAAAATGTAAAATAAATTGTAATTCATCGCCTTGATAATGAACTGATTGCATTATTGGAGAATAAGATAAATAACTCGAGTTATGAACAAGAATATCGTTGGCTATAAATGAGTGCGAATCGTCATCTATCTCTATATCATAGACATATTCATCATCAAACTCACCAATTTCTTCGCACGATTCTATTTCATCTAAATAATAATTCATCTAATATTTCTTCAATCTTATTGCTATCTTTATATGATATTTCTATATAAATTATATCGTTTTTTTCGCAAAATGTTTTTTTAATCTCATCATTTCTTTGTATGTACGAAAGAGTTTCTGCCCCACCAAACCAATCGATTGGTTCATAATGTTGTTTCCCATTATATTCTATTACCATGTTTTTACTCGGTATGAAGAAATCGAATGGTAAACAGTTGATATTTTTACAATTGTCAAATTTTTGTTGTCTATAAAATTCCACATTACGACTTAATAAAATTTCACTTATCTTATTTTCAATTATACTTTTTTTACAAGATGGGCACCCTTGTCCCAAAAGATGGAAATTTGGGATCTGATTCAATCATATAAACATTTCATTCTTTTATTATTAATATCTTGTCCGTTTTTAAAACATCTCGCGGTTTTACTTCTATTTTTTTATTATCTCTAAAAACAATGAGTGAATGATCATTAGTTATTATGATTTCTTTACCAGATTTGGTTTTTAATTTCCATTTAGATTTTGATACCTTATGTCTTATTATTCTTTTAACTGGTGCATAATATAGATTGTTCTCATTCCAGTTTAATACTTTTTCTTCACATTTAACAGATTCATGTCCAGTTGGTGTTTCTCCGGCCGATCCACAAGATATGCATTTTTCATATAGTTTCTCTATAGTTATATTACCAATATTTGTCGATATCAATGATGAAGAATCTATACTATCCGTGTCCGAGTACATGCTTATAGGATTTTTACCTTTATAAAATGAAACATCATTTTCTTTATCATATTCCCAATATGGATTTTCATCCAGTTTATCTACTTCATCTATTGGATCAAAAAGATTATATTCATAAAGAATTTCATAGTTCTCATTCTTGATATTATCAATTTTTTTCAAACGGCTCAATGGCATATTAATAGACAACAATATATCACCTGGTTCGTTGTTATTTAAAAAAGAATATGTGCCCCCAATCTTTCTAAAATCTCTATCCAAGAAAGTATATTTACCATTTTTATCTTTTGCGATATACTCTAATCCTAATAATCTATGAGCATCTTTATCATCATGCCATTTATTATAAAAATAATCTTCTGTTTGAATAACCATATATCTTATGAGATCTCTCCCCATTATTGTAATAGCATTGGCTATTCTTGAATTTGATAAAACAAAATATTTGTTAGCGAATGCGCCGTATGTCGCATTCAACACAGTTTTGAGGGCCAACTGCATAGCTTTATGATAAGACATGTCAGCTGACTTATCATTGATCTTCTTTTTTAGTTCTAGAATCTTATTTAGCTTTTCAATTTTGTTTTTAGCATATTCTGATTCTGGCTTTATATCAATAGCGTTTTTATAGAGAGAGAAAGCTTCATCATAATCTTTTGATTTAGCTTTTTCATCAGCTTTTTTTATTATTTCGTTATATGTTCTGTTTGTGAGAGCAATATCTGACATTTGAAATTTATTCTTTTTATTTAATATAAAAGAATTTCAGTGAGATGTTTTAAAAATATATTTTAATTGTCCAGAGTCATATATTCTATAAATCTTACGTTCTAACATTATTTCGTGTTCAGTTTTACTTTGGTCGAATCCTTCTTTAACCAGTTTATCTTTTCTAAAATTAAATCTGTGATTTCTCACTCCATTTATAACATAATAATAATTTGGTCTAGTCTTACTATGAAGTTCGAATCCAAGTTTTTCATATAAGTTTCCTTGACTCCAACTTCTATCAGCATAACTTATAACTTCTATCGGACTAAATTTTTTTATGAAATATTTAAATAATTTACTGGCTCCACCTACTACATTGATGTTCAATTTATTACAAAATCTCAACATCTCATAAGACCCTTCTTCACTTTTTTGCCCCATCGATCTTCTCAAGTTGCCGAAAGTCATTAGAGAAACAAGATCTTCTTTATAGAAAAGGCCAATTTTGATTTTAGAAGAAACATTTCCTTGTAAATGATTATTTTCCAAAAAACTTCTAATCATTTTATTATCATATATCTCTCTTATGTCGCACTGGCGGGCATAAACTTTATTAGACCTTCCTAATAAATTTAATATTCTAGATTTAACAATGTCTCTTTTATAAAACCAATCATCTTGATATATATGTATTAATTTAATCCCTTCATTTTCAGCCAATTTCGTCTTTTCCTGGTGATAATTATTAGATTTATAGATTTCATTATGCCAATATACCCCATTAAATTCGAATCCCAATTTTAGATCTGGTAGATAAATGTCTATTTCTTTTCCTGTTTTTTTGTCATTCGATAATATGGTTTTATCATAATTCTTTTTTATAAACTCCTTCAATAGAATTTCTTGGCCGCTTTGAGTATGAGAACCAACCGGATTACATATGGTACATAAAACTGTTTCATTATTATTCTTTGTTCTATTTTTCAAAATTTCAGAATCAATTTTAAATTGGTGACCATTTTCACACATCATAATATAATTATAATCTTCATCTATATCCAAGACCCCCCTATTTTTTAGTTTTTCTAATAAATTTTTTTTATAAACATTATCTCTTTTTTCTCTGTATTTGTCGCCGAAATTGTTTATGGATAAATAAGATTCCACTCCATATTTTTCCAACATCGTCTCTTTATGCTTCTCCATGTTATTATAATTTTCATTTCCATACTTTTCTCTTTTAATTCTTTTCACTTCATCGACATATCCACTCAATTTTGCGTAATTATCCACTCCAAATTTTTCAAGGCTCGTCAATTTCTTCTTTTTATCGCTACATTTTTTACAAGTAAAAAAACCATAATGAGAAATATTTTGATAATATTTAGCATACATCAATGAATATTCTTTTTTACAAATATCACAGACGACATCTATTCTAATATGGGAATTATTTGATAGATCTGATGTTTTAATGTTCAGAGTATCGCCTGACACAACATATCCCAAATTTTGAAAATATGATTTATTTCTATTAGAAATATTAATTTCTATTTCATTGTTTTTTATCATGACAGGTATATATTAAATTTAAATGCCCCAAATATGGCATTTTATAGATTAAATCAATGGATATTCATTTTTACACAAATGACTTATGTCCAAGAACTTAGCCTTGTTGGGGGAGGAGACGGAAATGAACGACCAGATGAACTAGAATGACCAGATGAACTGGAATGACCGGAAGTAGTGGAATAAATATAACCACCTGAAGTGCCAGCAAATCTTTTTAAATATTCATTTTCATTTTTTTCAACTACAACATCATCGTCCTCGAATATATAAACATTCACAAATGGATTATTTTGAGATTCTATTATCGTATCCCACGCTTTATCTCTAGCTTCAACACTTCTAAACATAAATTGAGTATTTTTTAACCCATAAAAAAAAATAGAATACCATTTATATGTTGTTGCTATGTCATCATGTTTCCAAAATTCTTGAACATTATTAAAATTAACACATTGCCCATTATATACATATATCATATTAAAAAATTTAAATTGTTATTATAATTATATTTAAATTATTAAATTTGGTTTAAAAAAAATCCAGCTAAAATGCTGGATCTTTTTCGGTCCCCCTACGAGCTACCACTTATTTTCTTTCACAACTGAAAAATAAGAAATATGTTGCCTATTCCTTTAAGAATATATTAAAATTTTATAAAAGTTTTAATTTTCTTATTTTATATATAGAGTTATGAATGACTTTTTTGGTGATATTAATATAAAAAGATCTACTCTGTCAGATGAAAACTCGATTCTAGAAGATTTTTCAGCTAATGTTGAAATTAGAGTAAATGGTGAAGTGATCAATAAAAATGAAAACATAAAAAATAAAAAAACCACTCCTTTATTAATAAAAAATAATGAAGAAGTGATTTATACAAGCGATACTCCTATGGATCCAGAAGCTTTTTTTGCCAGTTCTCTAAAAGGATTCATTTAAATTTCAACAACAACTGGATCATTGGTGAACATATAACCGAGATTTAGATTCGAAGCATTAATAAATTTCATGTTTTCTTTTTCGACCACACCATAAGCTTCGTGAATATGACCAAAGCAATGAATTTTTGGTTTTATTCTATTAAATACTTCATTATATAACGACACAGAACCAGTCAAATAACCTTTTTTATTTTTATCTAGAATACCAAAAGGAGTACTGTGAGTTATTAAAATATCCGTATCATCTGGAATTTTTTTCCAATGTTCAACTAGTTCATTTTCAACTCTATTAAAAGCCCAATTGAAAAAGACGGGCTGATATGGAGTACCCCAAAATTTTATACCATCTATTTCAATGCCAGCTTCTTCCAAATAAATCACATTATCTGGTATAAGTTCTCGTGCTTCATCTGGATACCTTTCAAAGAAAAAATCGTGATTACCAGCTATAAAAATTTTATGCTTGTAATTTAGCTTCGAAAACCAATTTAAAAAATCTATGGTATCATTTTTTTCGCCAACATTTGTTATATCACCAGCCGAAACAATAACATCAGCTTCAAATAATGACATATTCATTTCGTGATGTTTTCCATGTGTATCAGAAATAAAACAAATTTTCATAACTACTTTCCTCTCTTTCTAATATCTATTTTTTCTTTTTTTAACATTATTCCTTTAACTTCATTATAGGATATTGGTGTATAATCTATTCCACTACAACCAACATCCATAACCCTTTGCTTGTAATACCAAATGAAATTTGGATCTTTTGTCAATGATTGGTGTGAATGTGCGTGTAAATGCCAGGATCCATATCTCGCTCTATCCCAACTTAATATAGGATAATGAGAGAGAATGATCTGCTGATAACCAGCTGACATTTTAGCTTCTTCATTGTCTTCATCCTTTATCCATATTTCGGTCCCATATTCATATATATCTTCAAAGCGGTCGTACCTCTTTATTTTGTTTATTTTTTCATCGTGATTACCCATTATATGATAAATCTTTCCATTTAAAGAAAATAAAAACCACTTTATACTTTCACTCCTTCCGCCCATTGATAAATCGCCAAGGTTATAAACAATGTCATTTTCTCCGACAACAGAGTTCCATCTAGCGATAAGTTGAGCTATCATATCGTCCATGCTAGAAAAAGGTCTATCATCATACTTTATAATATTCTTATGGAAGACGTGCAAATCCCCAATAAAAAATATATTTTGCTTTTCATACTTCATAGAGCAAAATTAATAAAAAAAAGATAAATAAAAAAATAACAAGTTTGAAATAAATTTATACGCTTTTAGTTCCAATATTCATTTTTATTTAATTATTTGAAGTTGTGGATTTGTTCTATCCATTTTAAATTTTGGTTTTATAGGATAGAGTTCGACTCTTTTTAATTTACTAATTATTTTTATGTTTTTCACAACAGGCTCGCCATAATTTCCAAGGTCAACTTGCTCTGCCTCAATCAAATAACAAGATATCTTATTATATTTGAATTCGTCCAGGAACAGTTGCAAATCATTCACAACGCCAAGATCTATGGATGGTAATATGATATTGTAATTATCTCCATCCTTTATAAATTTATAACAACTTACACCGACTTCATCTTTTATTTTGCCGAGGTCTCCGTCATAAATTCCACTTATCTCGTTTTCTGGTATATCTTTAAATCGAATGAATTGATCTCTCATTTTATCATTTTTCCATTATATCATTTTCTATCACAAGATATTGTGGATGAAAATCAAAAGCAATGGTTTCTTCTTTGTGATCACCGTCACGGAGTTTTAGAATTTTTAGTCTATATTTATTATGTCTCTTCATGTCCGTATTTCGTATAATAGCCCAAACACTGTCAGCGGTTTCAGCGACAGCTTTACTCTCGGGTATATCTTGAAGTTTAATGTCATTAGCCCCCCACACAGCTCTATCTACTTGAGTGGCTGTTATAAGAGCCAAATCGTATTTGTCTGCTAAGTATCTAAGTCCTTCTGCCAGATGTTTTCCTTTCAAATATAAATTGTTTCCAATATCTTTATTGACTTTATCCACACTCATTAGATTTATATAGTCTAAAACCACAACATCAATATCAATATTTTTTACTTCTTCTAATTTTGTAAGATAATTATCTATATCGGCTATCGTGCAACTGCCTGTATTAAACTTCTTTACGAATATTTTACCAGGTTTTTCAGTATTAAATAATCCATTTCCAGTGGATTTTAAAGCGTTTATTTTATTTTTTATAAAGATGGTGTCTTTACTTAGCTCTGCATATTGATCAACGTCTATGCGAAGTCTCATTGCCCCAAGTCTCTTTATTACTTTTCTCCACCCCATTTCAACGGTTATTACAACGACATTTTTGCCTTCGTTTGCCGAGTTGCAAGCTATGTTGTATAACCACATTGAATTATGACTCAATATGCCATCTGTAAAGTAGCGATGATTTTCATCCCCTAGCTGGAGATCAAACATATTAGATTTTTTATCTGTTTTTAAAACCTCAACTACAATTTCCTTGCCATTCACAGTTTCTATTTCATCTCCTTTTTTTAAATCTTTAACAAAAGTTTCTACCATATCATCATTTACATATTTGAAAACGATATGATTGTCTGCGCATATTAACTCGTGATCTGGTTTTAAAGAATCTGAATTTTTAGAGCTAAAATCATCATATAACATCCCATATGAATTAACTATATTTGATGTTCTCAATATCCACTCATCATATTCTATGGTTTTTCCAATCGCTTCAATATCAGACCATCCAGTGTCAGTCATCACTTGCCAATCGTCTACTTTTATTGTGTCAATGAATTTTTCTTCTTTTATTTCTGTTTTTATAAGTTCGATATTTAGAGCCGCTTCTATTTTGGCTATATCCCGAATGGTTATATTTGATATACCATATAATAGATTATTTACTTTCTCTTCTTTCATATTTATCGCTTTGGATAAATCAAAAGTTGTCCAATTTTTTCTTTTCATAGTTTTTTCTATGTTGTCTATTATGTCTCCCAGTTTTCTTACGAAAATCTCACTATCTTTTGGTATATTATCAAAAGCATTTTTAATTAATTCATTTTCATCCATTTATGAGTTTATTCTTTTTAGATCTTATATGAAAATATCTAATTAAAGTTTTTTATATCATTAGTAATTTTAATCAAATATTTTTTCTATCTAATATCTTTATTTTTTCTTTATTTTGGACCAAGTCCTTTTAATATATAATTATACCAAAACACCAAAAACCCAAAATACCAAAAAAAAAAAATAATCAACAAAACAATGAAAACAGGCACAAAAACACCATTTGTTTCAGGTGAGAATGATTTATCTGAAATAGGATCCAAAGAAATGGATAATATTGTTTTATTATCCCCAGAAAAAATAACTGATAATCAAGGGAAATCTGGTATACAAAGAGCATATAATGTCGCAATAGAAGACGAACAATTAAGAATATTTACTCTAGAATCAGAAATTCTTCTTCTGTCAAAAAAATCAACTTACAAATTAGCTCATTGGCTGAATGACAATATATTGAAAAAATATAAAACCATTCAATATCAAGATAGATCATATGATGAGAAAAGAAAAGTATTAAGAGATCTTTCTATCAAAGACGAAATAAAACAATGCCTTGATATTATAACCGATAAAGTATATGATAAAATAACAGAATATTATGATATGGATAAAAATTCAACAATCAATAAATTGGATTTATATCATTTTATAAAAAATTTTCTTGTCGACGGATATTTATCTTTTGAAATTATATATGATGAAAATAACACTATTATAGATTTATCAATAGTGGATCCTATCACACTGATGTTAAAACAAGAAGGTGATAAAAAATTTTTTATACAATATGCTGGGAGCGAAAATGAGAGAATTATAGAAGAATCAAGAATAATATATTTGTCGTATCTGGATTCGGCAACTTCTTATGTTGAAGAGCTCAAACCATTTTATGACAATATAAGAAAATTTGAAGCGGAATTTTTATCATCGATTATATCAAGTAGCATGATTGATAAAAAATATTCTCACAAAAATTTAAAAATGGCTCATAAAAATTTTATAAAGGCTTCTAGAATACCAAAAAACTATTTCAAAAATGAATATGTAATAATAAATGGTTATGTTTTTGACAAATTCATAGATAGATTATTTATTATATTTAAAGAAGGTCTTTTTGATGTCATTAATTATAAACAAATTTGATTTTCATAAATATAAAGAAAAAATAATAAAATTAAAATGTTAGAAGATAAAAGATTTCAAAATAACGAGACAGGTGAAATTGTAAGAGTTGTATCTGAATCAGGTATGTTTTACTCACTAAACAATGGTATGAACATTAAAAAAGATGTTTTTTTTCAAAAGTTCAGCGAGTCGGTTGACGCTAGTTCATTTTTTAGTAGTGGACCAGCTTTATCAGATATGGCGAGTAAAATAACACAAATAGACTCATCTAAAGTATCTGATGTCCCAGCTGATCCAATAGTCATTAACAGAGGTGAAGAGGGTGGTATATCTAGGGCTCCTCAACCAGACAGTAGAGAAGAACTCATAAGAAAATATAATGAATCACAAAGAAAAACACAAACAGAATATAAAGTTTATGAAAATGAAGATGATGCTGCTGATGAATTTTTTAGAAAACAACAACAGCAACAAACTCCACAAAGACCGAGAAGAAGGCCAGAAGATGGTATGGATATAACCAATATGGATCTTGGTAAAATGTGGCCAGAAGGAGGCGAGCAATTTAATGACGCGCCTGGTGCCACAGTAAATATACCGACTGAAATATCAGGAGCCATATCACGAGAAGAAGAGTCATTCAAATTTTTTAGGTCTTTTAAAAGAGTTTATCCAATAAAACTTACAATAGATTTTGAAGAAAAAATCGCCGATCCAGAATTTATAAAAATGATGGTTATGAACTTCGAGGGAGATATAATAAAATATTATACAAATGAGCTAATGAATAGAGTATATAATGATCCAGGATTTTTGGAAACAAAAATATATAATAAATTGAGAGATTTGATAATGGGTGAAAGCAAACCAAAAACCGTGAGAAAGCCAAGAGCTAAAAAAGAAGCAGTAAAACCACCTCAGACTCCTCCCACTCCAAGATCTAAGAAAAATAAAGAAACCAATGGATAAAAAATATATTGAGCAGGCAAAATATCTCAGAAGCGAGTTTTTTAAAACTATTGTAGAGTTATCTTCATATGAAAATGATTTAAAAAAATATAAAGATGATTTAGATTCTATGGATTTGTCAGAAAAGAAAGACTCGGAAAGTGCTCTGGCTGTCATCAGTGAGTTTGAAAGAAAAATAACAGAGATCGAACAAATAATATCTCCAAAAGTGAAATATATAAAAGAACTTGAAAAACAAGCTGATACATTATTTGAAAATATAAAATCATTTTATCCAGATATGACAATGGAAGAGCTCCAACAAGAACTCATACCACATTTGGAAGAAATCAAATTAAAATTATGAACGAAGACTCTCTTACAATAGATTTGTCCAAGTATATAGAGTATATGAAATCATATTATCTCGTGTCGAAAGTTTATGAGATATGTGGAAATTTCTATGACGAAAATGATAATCCAGTTAATTTCAGGAGAATAGAAACTAACAAAGAAACTATAAATTACTTATCAGATGTGAATTTTGTTTTTTCAAGCGATGTTGATATGGATAATTTAAAAGAAAAAACAAAAGTTGGACAGTTATTGATCTTAGAAGTCTATTTCAATCCAGATTTAAAGAATGAAATTTTTTTCTACGATAAAGAAGATAAAAATAGTTTTAGATTAGAAGTTTTAAATTTATAAATTTTTTAATCTTCTTCAAATCTTCTTTGTGTGGGATCATATTCAAAAGGATTTTCTCCTTTTATTTTTCTATAATATTCGCCAGTGTATTCCGAGCCTATTTTTGAGATCTTTTTAATAATCTTGATTAGTTCGAAAAGACTCATATCATGGGGTTGATATTTATCAATTTGATTTTTTAAATATTCTATATTTCTGATATTGACGATATATGATCTTTTTTTAGCTAGTTTTTTGTAATCTTCTAATGTGGGGTATTTTCTTTTTACTTTTTCTAGATTATAGATATTATATTTTACTTTACTTTTCTGTGAATCAGTGATATCTTCATCATTCAAAGCCAATTTCAATATTTCTAATATTTTATCTATATTATAATAAACATTTAAATTGTTTTGGATTTGTTCTAGCATTATGTTTGGGGGCAAAAATTGTATGATTCCAAAAGCTAGAATATTTAAAGGGAGCAATAAAATGTTTTTTACAAGGATTTTTGCCATCTCTGTTTTTACTCCTTCGTTTAAAGAGTTATCAAATTTTTCAAAATTTTTTAAATGTTCCATAAAATTTATATTTTTTTTATTATATATTAATAATTTTTCTTCATTTTTTTTAATATATAGAATAAAATGAATTTTTATAATTGAATAATATTTTAAATTTTAATGATTTTGTTTTTGAAGAATACAGACCCTTCACAAAAAGTTATGATCTCGGTGAATTAAAACCAATAGGCAGAGGCGGCAATTTAAAAGGTGAGGATGAAATGGTAAGACGTGGTTATGAATATTTGAAGGAATTGAGGAGCAAATTTAAATATACTAAATATTTATCATTCAGGAAGTTAAAAACAATAGAACTTGCTAAAAAGCACGAACTCAATTATAATTTTGCTCGCATTATAAACTCGCACGAACTTATAGAAAAAAAGAGAATTTACTCTTTGAAGTTTCCTGATACTGAGCCAACTATAGATGATGTCAGAAATATGTTTAGAGAATATAGGGAATATGATCGCTCGACTCATAAAAAGGTTTCAGAAATGACGCCAGATGAAATTGAGAAAAGAAAAGAATATAGAAAATCTCACCTACCACAACATCTGGAAAGAAAAAAACAACTTCGTCAATTAAAAAAGTTTTTGGGCATACCAAATGAAGAAAATATAAAAAAAGAAGAAATAAGTAAAGAGGAAAAAGAAAAAATGTTTATAGAAGAGATAACAAAAATATCAAAGGATCCTGGTTTTAAAAGTTTTTGTTTAAGACTGGATCCAAAAAATTATGATGATATAATGCAAGACTCCTTAGAGGCAGCAATAAAACAAAAAGATACCTTTGTTCCAAAATCATCAAAAGAAGATTTAAAACCAGCGTCTATAAGAACTTGGCTATATTCAATAGCAAGAAATAAGAGTTTACAAAGTTTCAAAAGAACTACGACCAGAAAAGATATACCAACATCGGATTTTAATGACGCGGATTTTTACAATATGTATCAAGAAACAGAATATGAAGAAAAGGATAAAAAAACATCCGAAGTAATAGAAAAATGTTTTGATGAAATACCAGCTTCTTTACAAGAAATGTTAAAAATGGCGATGGAAGAAACTAGTTATAAAGATATTGCTAATATATTGAATGATAAATATGGAAAAAATTATGATGAAGAATATATTAAAAGTAGAATATACACGGGTAGAAAAATTTTAGCTGATAAAATTCATAAAATCTTGCCAAATCTTATTATAAAAGGCAAGACTGGAATAGAAAAATAACAAAGAAAAAAATTAATATATAGAACAAAAAATAAATCATAAGATATGGAAAAATTTACACAAAAAATCGGATCAATAGAAGAAACAAAATTTACTGACAAAACTAAAAATCAGATATATTCTTTAATAAAAGAAAATCTATCTATTGTGGAAGATAATGAAGATACTTATATAAAAGGCATTGAAGATCTGACAAATTCTATTTTCGAATATATTCAGAAAGATAGGATTAAACAAGAGGTAGCCACCCTAGAAACCATAAAAAATATAGCCGCTACTGGTAATTTGAGTTTCAAACAAATAAATGAAAGCATAGATAATCTGAACAAATCTATTTTCTAAAATATATTGTTTCTTATTCTATGTCTGGTTTCATCCACAGATAGTCTGTTTTTCAAAATATAATCGAAATCGACTTCTATTATAATTCTATTAATCAAATCTATTTTATAGATTTTCATATTGTTTTTGCTGGCAATATCTGATTCATACACTATTCCAGCTCCAATTTTATCATCTCTAAAAGGCAAATAAGCAAAAGAATCGCAACGAAGAACTAGGTCATCAAAATATTTCATATAATCATTTGGATTATTTTTTCTAAATATTATGAAGTCGTCTTGTTGTTCTTTTGCGCCAGGATTTAAAACATCAAAACCATTCTCTTCTAAAATAGAAATTGATTCTTTTTCTATATTTGTGCCATATGTGCTGATTGGATGGGCAAAATATATCTTTTTAAAAGATTCTGTATTAAAATTCTCAAATTTTTTTATTTTATTTCTCATTCAAAATCTTCAAATTTTAATTTTAACTGATGTTTTCTTTTATTGATTTCTTTTATTATATAATTTGTTAACAACAAAGGTATGTTTACTCCTGATATAACAGAAAATGTTGGAAAGTGTGGAGCCGAATTTGTTTCCATAATATAATATTTTTTTGTTTCCAGATCCTGTAAAACATCAAAACCAATAAAATCACAGAAAAGATGTTTCGATATATCTTCACACATTTTTACTTGCTCTTTTGGTAGCTCAGAGCGAACAGCCTTGCCGCCAGCGGCTATATTGCTTCTGAAATCTTTCCCCTGAGATAATCTTTTTATTACCAGTGCCATTTTATTTTTTATAACTATGACACGATGATCTCCATCATTCGGTATAAATTTTTGTATCAATTTCATGCCTCCCCAGTTAAATTGCAATTTGAGTTCATTCATATCATCAACTTTCTTCACACCTTCGCCTCTATTCAAATAAATATCCTTGACTATAACTGGAAAACCGAATTCTTTAACGCTTGCAATGACATCTTTTGTCAATTTTGTTGTTAATATTGATGGTATATATGGATAACCCAGCGATTGAACAAGATCCATTTCATAAGCTTTGCTGTCAAATTCTTGATACGTGCCATATTTTAGATAAGGTACGTCATTTTTATCCAAATAGTTAATTAGCATTCTGCATATTGTAGTAAACTTAGTCATAAAACCAAAGAAAACAAAATCGAAATCTTTTAGTTTTATTTCATCCAAATAAAAATCATTTTTTATTCTATATATGTCATCATAGTTTCTAAATTCAACATGAACATCTGGTGCTATTTCTTTAAAATAGTCCATAAAAACTGGTTTTAAAGTTGTATATCCTCTAAAGAAATTCTCTTTATCTTCTTCTTTGTGTAGGTCCACATTCAAATCGAATTGTAAAAACAATACTTTCTTTTTATCTTTTGGTATAACAGGTTTTTCAAATTTAATGAATCTAAACAGCTTAAATGGTATACTATATCCAATTTGAATGTGTGGAACACCAACTCCTTTGTATGGTTCGCCTTTGCTATCTGTAATTGCCTCCACCTCAAAGCTTTCCTGTCCTCTTAGATAATTAGTTGATTTCCAACCAAGTCCATCTAGATTTACAGCTTTTACTGCATCCCCAACTTTTATCGGTAATTGATCGATTGGCACATCTGGTAATTCCTCAGGTTTTGGAGTTTCATCTAACTCTTCTTTCTTGTATGCTCTTTCTACCTTTTCTTTTGGCTGAAATGGTTCAGGCACATATTCTGGTTCCTCTGGAATATTAAATCCAATTCTCTTTTTGAATGGCCAGATATAATATTCATTGAATTTTTTAATTTCGCCCATTATTTGTATGTTTATTTTATTTATAAAAATATATATTAAATTTGTTTTTTCATTTATTATATATTTAAAAAAAACTTTTAAATAATAAAATCATAATTATATATATGGAATTAACAACAGATAACGTGAGGAATTTTTTACTGACTTCATATCCAGAGATGAAGATAATCCATATGAATTTTTATCAAAAATTTCCATCTAATGAACTCCTTTTTATCACAGAATATGAAAAGATCTTTAAGATGCTATTGGAAGAATTTTTTCCTGGATATACAATAAATGATAATTTTTTTGTAAAAAATGAAGGAATTCTTCCAATAGCATTAGCTTATACTGATGATAAATTTTTTTCTAAAAGAAATATAAAAAATGTAACTTGTTTATCTTTTGAAAGCCTTTATCCACATATTATGTTGAAGATAACAGATCTGAATAACGTTTCAGATTTTGATCACCTCGATGAAGATCCTTGGAGCGAGGAAATCTGGAACGATATAAAAAGTTTCCAATGGAACTCGAAAGAAGTTTTTGAGATGTATAAATTTCTGGTGATAAATAAAAAAGAATTATTTTTAGACGATAACGATGATTTTAACTCTCTTATTAGGAGTTTGATAAATGCGATGTATGGTGTTATAAGGTCGAATAAATCTTGGATAAAGGTTAAAAATTATGGTTTAGTATTAGAAGAAACAGCCGACATTCTGAAAACTATTCGTGACAAATTTGCTTATGAAGTTGGCTCCATTTTTGATGATGAGTATGAAGATAACAAAAAAACATATTTAATATTCGCCAACGTCGATCAAATGTTTTTTACTAATTTCGATGAAATAAAGGATGATGTTGAAAATATTTTAGAAGATTTTGGTTATCCTTATAAATTGGAGATATATTCAGATTTATTTTATGTTGATATAAACAATTATATATTAGTTAATGAGAATAAAATTAAAAAACACGGATTTTATGAACTTAAATCGAATTAATTTCAAAAAATAATAATAAAAAATGAGTTTTCCTTATATTTTATCAGTTTCTCGTCGTGAAGATGTTCCAGCTTTTAAATCAGAGTGGTTTATAAACGTTTTAAAAGATGGATATGTAAATATGTGTAGCTCTTATAGAGATTATAGAATAAGTTTTGACAATGTTAAATTTATAGTTTTCTGGACGAAAAATCCAAGACCTATGATTCCTTATCTGGATGATATAAAACTAGATTATTATTTTCAATATACTTTGAATTTCTATCCAGAATATGAAAAAAATGTGCCGCCAATAGCTGAGAGAGTAAGAACATTTATCAATTTATCAAAAAAAATTGGTAAAGAAAAAGTCATATGGCGATTTGATCCTATAATAATCAATGATATCATATCAGTTGATAATGTCTTGGAAAGAATAAATAAAATAGGGAGACTTGTTTCACCATATACTGAAAAATTAGTTTTTAGTTTTATTGATCCATATTTTAAACTAAATGATAGATTTAGAGACTTGACAGAAAAAGAAATGATAGATGTTGTTCAAGGAATAAAAGAAATGAACAAATCTTGGGGATTAAAATTGGCTACTTGTGCAGAAAGATCTGAATTTGAAGGAATCGAACATAACAAATGTATAGATCCAGATTTAATAAAAAGAATTAGTGGTGATCCAGATTGGTTGAAAGAAAGAAAAGATAAAAATCAAAGAGCTTTTTGCGGATGTATAGAAAGTTCAGATATCGGCTCATTCAAGTCTTGCCAACATCAATGCGATTATTGTTATGGGCAATAAGAAAAAATGAAAAAAAAAACATTAATATATAAATTAAAAAATTGTTGTATAATGAAAAAATTTGAATCATTCGAACCTCAACATCAAGAAAACTTGAATATATCTGATATTAGAGGTAGTTTTTATTCGATATAATAGTTTTACTCGGTAGAGAATTTAATCCACCAACCAGGAAGAAAAATAATAAGTCAATGAAAATTTTAACAGTAAAAGAATTAAAAGCTTTAATTGATTCGAATCAAGAACATCTCATTAAATGCGATGTTAAAACTTACGATCCTTATAGCGGTGGAGAACCATATATAGATACAGCCGAATTTTGTAGAAATTTTAAAATTAAAGAATATAAAAGTTATATCTTAGTGGAATTGAGCAATGATATGGGTGATCCAGAATTTTGTGTAAGTAATGAAAACGAGCCAATAGATTTCAAATATGATAATTCAGATAGTGATTATTCATATAGACTATATATAGAGGAATAACTTTAGCATCACCGAAAATAGCATTTTCGGTCCGACGCCATCCCAAAAAGATGGCGTTTCTTTTTTTACAATCCTTTTATATTAACCGAATAGTTTTTCATCGGCATCATCGCCTTCTATTTCGAAATCAGCATCTTGCTCGAATTCAGCATATTTTTCATCTAGTGAATCCATTTCCAATTGATATTCTTCATATGATGAATAACGGAAATATTCATATATAATTGGTTCGAGAGCTTCCAATACTTCTTTTGTGAAGACTTTTCCATTATATAATTGGCTGTCGAACAAAGTTTTATCTAAATGTTTAACATACCATTTCGAGCCGTTCTCATAAGTTATTTCACCGGTCTTTTTATCGAGAACTGGTTTTACTTTAGCTATACCAACTTTTTCAAAGTTTTCGGGTGTGCAAAAGAAATCTAATCCTTTAAATGGATTACAACCTTTTGAGTGATCTATTTCAAATTTTACTTTTTTAGGTTTAGCCAAACGATTTTTTCTAGCCAATGCTGTTATGACCGAGCCTGTTGCGCCAGTGGATAACTCATCTTTTTCTTTATCCTCGAGTTTTGCCTTTGACAATAAAACGATTGTTGAAGCCAAATACATCAAGCCTTCACCACCAGTTAAAATAGCTTGTGGGAATAAGTCTTGTGAATTATGAGAAACTATTCCATTTTTTAATATGTAATGATGAGAATCTTCTATATTGATATCATAAGTTATATCCATTTCATCTAGATATTCGATCTTTTCAATTTTTATTTCATTGAATTCTTTCATAGAGTTTATTTATTATTTTTTTTATTTTTTGACCAATCTTTATATTCCTTTTTAGTTATTTTCTAAAAAAGATGTTTCATTTTTTATAAGTTCATAGATATTTTCATTTCTATTTATCATTCTAATACACCCAGACAAACTCTTACATTCTTTTATATTTTTTATAATATCCATAAATGTTTTTTTTTTTATTTCTATTAATCGAATATATTAAACATTTTTAACAGATAAAATAATATCATCTTCTTTTAATTCCTCAGCTGATTTCCAACAACTATTGTCATCATCTTTACACCATTCCTTTTTTATTAAAAATTTGTGTTGTGGTGTGCATTTTATAATATCCCCATTTTCTAAAGTTATTTTAATAATTGGGCTTTTCTGATACTCATAAATATCAATTATTGGCTTATCACCATCTAATGTTTTAATTAAATCTCCCTTTTTAAGATTTTCTATTAGTTCATAATCACCGTTTGATTTTAAGATTTCATGCCCACTCGTTAAGCATAAATAAATGTGGTTTGTTGCCAGTAGAGGTATATTTAAATATCCAAGATCATCAATAATGATTCTCAACATACTTTTAATGGCTTTTGCCCTTGACATATCTTGTTTGTCATTTCCTTTAACAGCATCCTCAACTTCTTTCTTTGATGCTAAAGCCCCAAGACTATCGATTATTATGAGAGTTTTCGATACATCCTCACCTTTTTCTTTTTGTTTTTTCAATTCGTCCAATAATTGTGCTAAAAATACCTTCAAGTTTTCGACTTTATTCGATCTTATCAACATAAATTTATCTGGATCTGATGTATCCACACCAAACATATCAAAATCAGAATTTTCAATAGAGAACTCAGTGTCTATGTATATAACATTATATCCATCTTTCTGGGCATTTCTAACAACATTTAAACAAATGTATGATTTACCAGTTTGAGTTGGACCAGCGAGTATGGTGAACCTAGATTTTGATACTCCGCCATTTAGAATGCTTTTTGACAATAGAGCATTTAAGATGTAAATTCCTGTGTTTAAATATGTTCTTTCATTTTTTAAATTATCAATTGTAACCATAGATTTTTTGGAGAGATTATCGATTAATCCAGATATCTTTGAAAAATTAAAACCATCTTTTTTTGTTTGTTGTTTAGCCATTTTATTTTTATTTATTTTTAGATATATATATTATATTTATTTTTTGAGTTATATAACAATATTTCATTTTTGTTTTATCGAACATTTTCAAACTTTAAATTAATTTTTTTATATTCATATCTATGAACAAACCAAAATTCAGTATTGTAACATCATTTTATAATGAACCTATCGAACTAATAGAAGAATGTTGTCAAAGTGTTCTAAATCAAACTTTTAAAGATTTTGAGTGGGTTATAACGGACGATTGGAGTCAAGATGAAAATACTACAGAAAAAGTCAAATCTCTAGTCGATAGAGATCAAAGAATAAGATATGTTGAAGAAAAAGAAAAAAAAGAAGTTTGGTGGAATCCACATACTTACGCCAATGGCGAAATAGTCACAACATTGGACGGCGATGATAAATTATTTCCAAAAGCAATAGAAGTTTTAAATCATTTTTATGATGCCTATCCTGATGTAATTTGCGCAACAACAGATATACATAATTATAGAGAAGATAAAATGTATAATGGATCTGTTTATTTAAATTATGAGAACTATAAAAGTCATTTGAATTATTGTAAAGATATAAGGCACAATCCATCTATTAATAAGAATGTTACAAATAGTTTGTTCATGCATGGGTATAATCGCTCTTATAGAAATATGAATATTGATTTTAGAGGCAATCTAGATAAAAGGCTAATTATTGTAGATTTTCTACAACTAACTATGTTAGAAGAGCTTGGAAAATATCTTCATATACCAAGAAGTTTATATGGATATAATACTCGCGAAATGTCAATAAGTAGAAAAATTGATGATCATAACAATTTTTCTATGCGGACACAAGAAATCGATCGGGCTGTCATCGATAGAAGAGAGGGAAAAGATATTGACACAATAAAAAGATTATTCGATGGAATTTTTGTTCAAAGCACAGCATTTTTTGGAAGTGACCTGAATTTAATAAGCGATAGAAAAAATATATCGCTGATAACACAAACTCCGCTGACTCTTTTACAACAATATCAATTAAAAGAGTTGTGGTTTGATCATAATCTATATTTTGATGTATATGATGATTCTATAGATTATTATTTTGTTCAATTCACTTCGATGGATGAAATAAATAATTTTATGCCAATATATCATAAATTGTTAAAATATTGCGGAAGAGGAAAGAAAATAACTATTCAAATAACATACAATGAAACAAGAATGGATAACACTCTTTTTACAAATTTCTTGAGTGTTCTACAAGGAAAACATAATTTATTGTGGTATGATTTTGATAACACGTATCAATTTATTGAAATTTTTTAAATATTTTCAGCTATTCGATTTCTAGAATCAACCATATCCTTTTCGCTCAGATAATCTGTATGAACATAAGAAGAATATTCGTCTGATTTACTTTTATAAAAATTAGACTGTTTTAAAAAATCTATATTTCTTATATATAAGGCATCACCATATTTACTGGTGAATTTTAAATGCTCGTTTGATATTTTGATTGATTTATTGAAATAATTGCAACCAGGATAAATAGATACAATGGTGACATCTGTTTCATCTGGTTTCACTTTTTTTAACCATTTAATTGTTTCATTAACGGATTCTTCTGATTCGCCAGGATGACCAACTGACATCAAAGCCTTTACTTTCAATCCAACTTTATTAGCCAGTTCAAAAGTTTTTGTGTTCATATCCGCTGTTGTCATTTTGTTCATATTTTTCAATATTCTATTCGAGCCGGATTCAAATCCTATTAATAACCATTTAAAACCACAATCTCGCATCAAAATCGCTTGTTCGTGAGTTAAAAGATCGCTGCGAGTAAATCCACGAAAATTGAACTCCACACCATTTTTATTTTGATATTCTATCAATCTGAATAGCAGCTCATTGAATCTCTTTTTATTTAGATTTAACTCATCGTCATAAAACATAAATCCTTCATAACCATATTTTTTATATAACAAATCTATTTCTTCTATGACATTATCCACGCTTCGAGTTCGGACACGATTAAAAAATTTTGAATTTCTACCACTACAAAATTCACATTTAAACGGGCAACCAAGTTGGGATATTAGACTGGTTGATTTTTTTCCATCTATGAGATATTTATAACTTTCTACATCTATGAAATCTCGGTTAGTTATAAAGTCATTGGAATTTATATTCATAGACTCTATTATTTTTTCGTCTAGAAATATGGCTTTTATTATTGTCTCTTCACCGTCCCCAATAACTATCGTGTCTATAACCTCGTTCAACTCGTTCATATGCCTGATTATCATATCTTTAATATCATCTGTTGATATATCAATGGATGTTTGCATCAGCGTCACGTGCGGACCGCCCAATATGATCTTTATTTTATATTTCGATTTTATATATTTACAAAGATCAAAAACTATTTTTATTTGTGGAGTCGTTGATGTGAAACATATTACATCCAATTTATTGTTTATTATATAGTCATCTAATGCTGAGTAATAATCATTGTTATTTGTGAGATCTATAAAACTTATATTTTCAACATTTATAGATATGGATGTGGCTACGCGTAATATACCCAAAGAAGGGAACACTCTTTCTTCTGTTAAAAATGGAGATGGGGGATTAACAAATCCTATATTTTTACTCAATATCACAATTCTTTATAAAACAAAAAAATATAAAGTTTAAAAAAATAGATTTTTAATTTTAATATATAGAAAGAGATATGAGATATTTAAGGTTATATGAACAATTTGGTAAAAAAGATGAAATATTCATTGTTTCTATGCCAAGTGGTGAAGTTTTTTATGTTGATGGGGATTTATTTGATGATATGGATGATCAAGGATTATTGAAGTATAATATTGATTATGATAAATCGTTCTATTGCTTTTCTGACAACATAAAGCATAAAGTAGAGAGTATGATAGCTTGGAAAAAAGGAACCGAAGTTGAAGAAGAAATAATAAATGATTCATCGAGCGGTAAAACATATCTTTTTTTCGCTAATGATTTTGAAAGCAATTTATTGAAAAAATTGAAAAATGTTTTATCTCCATTCAAGGTTAAGATAAAAGTTATGGCAAAAGATAGAACGTTGAAAATAATGTATATTAAAAATGAAAATGAAACGGTGCATCAAAGCGAGATTTATGTGATCAAAAATGATGTATATACAATAAGAATATATAGAAGAGGCGAAAAAGTAGAAGAATATGTCGTGCCAACGGATGATATGTTACTTCAAAGAATAGAGTCTGAAGTTAGATTTTATTTTAAATGAAAAAATGTAATAAGAATGGAAAACTTAATGTCATATGAACGATTTTTGAATGAAAAAATAAATTTACCCAGTTTTCTTAAAAGAAAAAATCCAGAAATATCTCCAATTGATGAGAATGATCCCTGGGGCGAGGACACTCCAAGAAAATATACATTTGGAGAGTGGTTTAGATATAAATATAAAGATAAAGACCCACTGACAATAAAGATAATTGATTGTCATAATAATTCTCTCACCAGTCTTGATGGAATAGAGAACTTGATAAATCTTAAAGAGTTATATTGTTACAATAATTCTCTCGCCAGTCTCGAGGGAATAGATAACTTGAGAAATCTTAAAGTGTTACATTGTTATAATAATTCTCTCGTCAGTATCAGGGAAGTAGAGAACCTGATAAATCTTGAAGAGTTACATTGTTATAATAATTCTCTCGTCAGTATCAGGGAAGTAGAGAACTTGATAAATCTTGAAGAGTTACATTGTTATAATAATTCTCTCGTCAGTATCAGGGGAGTAGAGAACCTGATAAATCTTGAAGTGTTAAATTGTTCTTATAATTCTCTCGTTAGTCTTGATGGAATAGAGAACCTGATAAATCTTAAAGAGTTATATTGTTCTAGGAATTATATAACAAGTTTCGAGGGAATAGAGAACTTGATAAATCTTAAAGTGTTATCTTGTTCTAATAATTCTCTGACCAGTCTTGAGGGAGTAGAGAACCTGGAAAATCTTGAAGAGTTATATTGTTATAATAATTCTCTCATCAGTCTTGATGGAATAGAGAACCTGGAAAATCTTCAATGGTTATATTGTTATAATAATTCATTTTCTGATGAATATAAAAATTATTTAAATGAACATTGTAAAAAAATAAAATTACGAATATAATCAAAAAAAAAAATGAAACACATAAAAATATATGAAGATGTAAATGATCCCAACAATCTTTTGTTTGATGGTAGTTTTATGTCTTGGTTAAGAACCAATTATCCAAAAAAAGAAGAATGGAATAAAATCAAAGAGTTATATTGTGATGGTATGAATTTCACTTCAATTGATGGTATAGAAAATCTTGAAAATCTAGAGCTTTTATATTGTCACGATAATTCTCTTATAAAATTAGATAATATAGAAAAAGTTAAAAATTTAAAATATTTATGGTGTTTCAATAATTTTTTAACATCTTTAAAAGGATTGGATAAATTAGAAAATTTAAAAGAAATTTGGTGTTATAATAATTATTTAACAGAAATAGATGGCATCGAAAATCTAACTGGACTAAGAACTTTATGGTGTAGTAATAATAGATTCGATAATGATTATAAGAAATATCTTATAGATTGGTGCGATAATAATAATATAAAACTGGAAATTTAAATTAGATCTTCAATTTTTTATATATAGAGAAAAAAACTTCCACTCTCTATAAATGAGTTTCAAAAAAATACAATTAATAGATCCTAGTACGATTGGTTGTCCAGAGACTGGACATATTTATTTAGGTAGAGATGCGACAGGTCTTTGGGAGAAAAGAGATAACTGCGACGTAGTTTATATAGCCTTTGCCGAGAGTGGCTCGACCGATGGAGTAGATGGTACGTCAGGCTCCTCGGGTAGAGACGGAACGTTTGTTGGAACACACGGAACATCTGGAACATCAGGTCGTTCAGGAACATCAGGCACGTCTGGAAGAACAGGAACATCTGGCACTAGTGGTATAGGAACAGCTGGCACAAGTGGAACATCTGGAACTGGTTCAAGTGGATCGAGTGGTTCAAGTGGTTCAAGCGGTATAACTGGCACTAGTGGCTCTTCTGGAGTAGATGGAACATTTTATGGCTCATCTGGTATGAGCGGATCGAGTGGGAGTTCTGGTATATCAGGTGGTTATGGTGGGGCCACAAGGGTCTGGTATGGTTCAAGTGGAATATTGCCACCGTCTTCTGGATTTTTTAAACTGGATGACATTAATCTTGGATCAGCAACTGTATTGAATATACATAATAATGATTCAACAGGATCTCTGGTTGATATATGGCTAAATAGTTGGAACGAAGGTGGCATTCTAAAAATTGAAAATAAATATAACATTAGCAACTTTGGTATATATAAAGTTAATGCTGGAAATGTCGTGTCCATTGGAAATTATCACCAAGTTTCTTCTTTGTTGTCATTAGCTGCTAACGGCAATGTGATCGATAACGAATATTATATATCCTTTATTAATAACGCCTATGGATCATCTGGAACAGCAGGAAAATCAGGGACATCTGGATTAACTGGAACTTCAGGCACTTCAGGTCTTATGGGCACATCTGGCACTTCAGGTATTATGGGAACATCCGGTACATCAGGAGTCGGACCAACAGGTGAAACTGGAACATCAGGTACATCAGGAATAACTGGAACATCAGGCTCTTCTGGAACCTCAGGCACATCAGGAATAACTGGAACATCAGGTTCTTCTGGAACATCAGGTTCTTCTGGTGAATCTTATGAATTAATGTCCTTAGTTGCTGGCGATAATATAACTTTAACAGAAAGCGGCGACACCATTATAATATCAGCCACTCTTAGTGGGGGAACTGGCTCAGGGACTTCAGGCACATCTGGATTGACAGGAACATCAGGCACATCTGGATTGACAGGAACATCAGGCACATCTGGATTGACAGGAACATCAGGCACATCTGGATTGACAGGAACTTCAGGAACTTCTGGAATCATGGGAATATCAGGCACATCTGGAACTTCTGGATTGACAGGAACATCTGGAACTTCTGGATTGACAGGAACATCAGGAACTTCTGGATTGACAGGAACATCAGGAACTTCTGGATTGACAGGAACTTCAGGAACTTCTGGATTGACAGGAACTTCAGGAACTTCTGGATTGACAGGAACTTCAGGAACTTCTGGAATCATGGGAACATCAGGCACATCAGGAAAACAAGGTACATCTGGAACATCAGGAACATCAAGTTTATATAATCATTATATAGGAGAATCATATGAAGGTGGTATAGTCATAGATGTTTGGTTATCAGGTGGAACTGAATATGGATTAATAGCTTCACCAACAGATATTTCGACAGGGACAACTTGGAGTAATACAGGAAAAACAATAGGTTCTTCAGCGGCAAGTTTATATGATGGTTCTGGAAATACTACTGCTATTATAAATCAATCGGGACATACAACATCGGCAGCGCAATTATGCATAGATTATAGTAATGATGGTTACACAGATTGGTATTTACCAGCATTATGGGAAATTAAAAAATGTTATGACAATGTTTTAACTCTTGATTTAATTCTAGGTAATAATGGATTCGGATTAAAAGAATATTGGAGTTCAACAGAAGAAACAACGAATGCTCATACTCAAACATTTAGATTTGGTTATACTCACACTCAAGATAAAACAACATCCTATTATGCTGTTAGAGCAGTAAGAAGATTTTAAAAAAAAAATTAATTTTTAAATCCTTTATACAATTTGACAGAATCTTCTTCTAGACTCTTCCCATCTTTTATCGCTTTGTCTATCATACGATTTAGAGCTTCGACATAGCGGGGACGTTTATCTTTAAAACAAATGTCAATTTTTCTCTTCAAACTAGCGACTTCTTCATCTGTTTCCGCCACGCCAATTCTATCTTCTAGATACCACATACGACAATGTAATATAGCCAATTTTTCAATCACTTCACCAATATTATCTGTTTCAATTATATCCATTGGCATTTCAACATCCTTGGATTTATTTAAAGTTTCTTTTACTATATTTTTAATAATATCTTCTATTTCTTCACCTATCATGTTTATCTCTTTTTTTTATTTTTTATATTTATTTTTTTATATATAGTTTTATGAAAATGTTCAATATGTTTCTTAATGAAGAAAGAAGAGTTGCTTATAAGAAACAACTCTCGCCCGACTTATGGGAAGATGGAAAGATAATAGAAAGAATAAAACAAAAACTTATAAAAATTGGAAAAGATTTTTATGAAGATTTGGATGTTGATACTGAGCTTCTTGATATTTATTTCACTGGCTCGATGTGTAATTATAACTATTCGTCTGATTCTGATATAGATGTGCATATTATCATAGATTTCGAAGATGTCAGTGATAACATGAAATTGGTAAAAAAGGCAATGGATGGTCAACGATTTATATGGAATCTCCGACACAACATAGTTATAAAAGGACACGATGTTGAGCTATATGTTCAAGACTCTGGTGAAAAACACACAGCATCATCCATATATTCATTATTATATGATAAATGGATAGTTGAGCCAAAATATAATCCACCAGCCGTAGATCAGAAATTTGTCGATATGAAATATGATGCTAAGGCTTATGACATAGACGAGCTTGAAAAATTATCAAAAGATGAAGACTTGGTGGATCCTTATGAATGTGAAGTTTATTATGATAAAGCCAAAGAAATGAAAGCGAAAATAATGAAATCTAGAAAAGAGGGTTTGGATTTAAATGGCGAATTTTCTATAGACAATCTAGTTTTCAAAAAACTTAGAAAAAATGGAAAAATTAAAAAATTAATTGACACAATAACAAGGTTTTACGATAAAATATATAGCCAATAAAGATATGAAACACTTAAAATTATACGAGCAGTTTGATGTTGATGATGATCCTTGGGGAGAGGATCCGGTTAAATATAATTTTAGAAATGTTCTACTTGACTCTGGGTATGAATTTGTTAAAGAAATACTCAGCGGAATAATATACGATAATATTTATTTTCAAAAATATTATAATTCTCTTATGATGATTGCTGTTAGAGCTGAAATAAAAAAGATTTATGATCCAACTAATTGGGGAATTAAAAGAAGCAATAATATTACATATTATTTTCAAACACTTCTTTATCGATCCAATAATACAGAAAAAATTGAAAATGTAATTGAAGTGAAAAACAAAGAATTGACAAAAGAACTAATAGAAAAATATGAAGGCGAATTATGGAAATCTCATATTTTTTTACTTTCAAATAAATAATTAATATATGAAGCGCTTGAAATTATACGAGCAATTTAATGAAGACGATCCTTGGGGAGAGGATTCAGGTCCATCCGATGAAAGCTCAGAGGATCTTTGGGATGATGACGACTATGATTTTAATATTCATTATAATGATGATGATTCTTATTATGGTGATGATGACGACGATTATGATAACGTCAGAGAAGAAAAAATAGATTATTTGATGCGCAAGTTATACGATGATGATGATATTAAATATTATTATAGAAACTATGCTTATCTTGATGGTTTGTCGGACGAAGAACTGGACGAATTATATAGAAAAAATATTTAAAAAAAATTATATATAGACATATGAAGATAATGAAAACATTTGAAGAATTTTATACACAAGAGTGGCCAATGGCTCCAATGAATGTAGGTATGACACCAGAAGATATAGAGGGTAATCCTGATTTCTATAATAAAGAAAATAAATTTCAAGAAGTTCAAGAACAAATGAAACTTTTATTAAAACCTATTTTATTAAAGAAAAATAAAAACGTTGATGATGGTGATGTCGAGAAAGTATCTGATTCGTTTTTCAAACTTGGTAATAATAAATCACAAGAAATAAAACAAATGGTTGATAGATGTAAAGATACAAAACAATGTGCCAATGATATAATCAATAAATATTTAAAATATGTAAAGATTAACTTTGGTAGAAAAGATAATATAAATGATGTCGAAAATGATTACTAAAAAGAAGAAGAACGCACTAAAAGCATATGAGGAATTTAATTTCAAAAGAAAATTTAAATCCCCAATATCAATAGACTCTGAAAAATCTACAAGAACTGAAGTTACTAATTTGTTCTTAAAATTAACAAATACAACCACTCCGGCCGGTTATGAAAATTTGATGGAGCCATTTTTGCCTCCAGGATGGAAAAGAGATGCTTTCAGCAATTATTATTATAAGATTGGAGATTCTGAAACAATGTTCACATCTCATTTGGATACTGCCGATTATAAGAAGCCAACTCCAATAAGGCATGTTTTTACTAAATATGAAAATCGGGATATTGTTAGTACTTATGGTAATTATATACTTGGGGCAGATGATAAAGCAGGGGCGGCCATAATGATACATATGATCAACAAAAACATACCTGGTTTATATTATTTCTTTTTGGGCGAAGAACGTGGATGTCAAGGCTCTAAGGCGTTAAACAAAGGTATTAAAAGTGGTGAATATAAAGATAACATTTTATATAGGAATATAAAAAGAGTTATATCATTTGATAGAAAAGGATATGGAAGCATAATATCTCGTCAATGTGGAGATGAATGTTGCTCAAAAGATTTTGTTAATGCTTTATCTGAAGAATTTTCTAAACATGGTTTAAAATTTGTTGACGATCCAAATGGAGTTTATACAGACTCCTATTCATTCATTTACACTTATCCCGAATGCACTAATCTATCAGTTGGATATTTTAATCAACACTCATCAAAAGAAATTCAAGATTTAACTTATTTGAATAGACTGGCTGATGCTTGTTTGAAAATAAATTGGGAATCTCTTCCAACAAGAAGGGAGCCAAAAGAACCTGTCGTTGTGCCAAGAAAAAAACACACTGGCAAAAGAATCGTTGATCTAAAAGATTGTTATATAAGCGTAAAAAACAAAGAAAAGGCTATGGAAACCGCTAAAATATTGAAGGATAGTGGTTACAAAGTTTTTAATTACGAGCAAGTCGAATCCGGAAATTTAGATTTTATTGATTTTACTAAAGGAGATCATTTTTACGTGTATAGCGCCAGAAAAGATTGTTTCTATATAACTAAAATGTCATTAACTCAAAGACAAATGAGATCGGCAATAGTGGATTTGAAAAAATGGGCAGAAAATCCACAAGTTGATATAAGAACGAGCGAAATGAGAAAAAAGGATGCTCCAAAAATGATATTACTAAGTTTTGGTGGTGACATTGAAGGCTATTATATAGCGCAAGACTTGAAAGAAGATGGTATAGTGATGTATTCCAACACACTTATACAATATACAGATGAGGTAAACTTTTTTAAACTGGCTGACTTATATGACACTGATGATATATTTTATTTTGATCCAAAGGAAGAAGTTTGGGTTGGTTATCAGAAGAACGAATTACCAAATGATATAAAAAGTCGATTATATTAAATGAACCACTTGAAATTATATGAGCAATTTGATCTTGAGGATCTTTCTGACGATGAACTTTTCGGAGCGCCCGTATGATGATATTTTAACATATGAAAATGATGGGCCAGAGTTCAAAGCTGGAGATAGAGTGATAACAAATAGAAATTTAACACCAGGCTTAAAGAACGGTCATACTGGAACAGTTATTGATTTTTATAGCGGCGTATATTTAATCTGCTTTGATAATATTACTTTTGGACACAATGGAAGTGGTAATAATAATATACCAGAAGGACATGGTTGGTGGGTAGAAGGACATTTTTTAGATTCTATTTTTTAATTTTAATTCTTTTATTTATCTTTGCAAGTAAGATAAACTATTATGAAAAATCTTCCAAACAAAAAAGAAATCGATGATTATTGGATAAATCATTTAGCAAAAAGAAAGGCTAAAGATATGAAAGATATTCATCTTCCAAATCCCTTGGAACCTTTCCACTATGACATTCTATATAATAAAATGGGAGTTTTAAGAAAAGAACAACTTGTTGATGGTAAATATTATAGGGGATTTTGTAGAAACGCTGATGTGGCGATGTGGGATGAAAAAGAAAATTGTTTTTGGTATATGCGTCATAAATTTGGAGACGTATTTGCTGAAAAAATTAATCATCTAGATGATGATAATTTTCATGATCTTTTTGTGCCAGTTGAAGAAGTTGAACCCAAAGAAAACGAAATAATTAAAAATGAATAATAACTTGAAATTCAAACTTCCAAGAAAAAAGAAAAAGAAATTTAAAAAAGATTGCTACCCGCATTTTAAATCTTATTATAATAAAGAGTGTTGGGAGTGGTTTTATTTTAAAAGAAGAGTTGAGGTGCGAAATATGGAAGTGATTATCAATTATCCGGATATTATAAGTAACACAGAACTTCTTTCTTGGTATGAAGAAAATTGTCCAAACGATAAATTGGCAAAAATGTTCTGCTTACAAAACAGGCACAAATGGGACAAGTTTAATAAAAAATGGAAACAATAACATTATATAGACCTATAAATAACGAAGAATTCGATTTAATAAAATTATCTAATTTTTCAAAATTTCCGCCAAGATTGGATAGCCATCCAATATTTTATCCAGTGGTTAATTTGAAATATGCTCTTGAACTATCCCAATGGAACATGCACTCATATGGAGCAGGATTTATTACAAAATTTAAAATAAAAAAGGAATTTCTAGATAATTTTGAAATTCATTGTGTTGGCGATAATTATCATTTAGAATATTGGATACCAGCTGAAGAATTAGACAAATTCAATTCAAATATAGTTGGAAAAATAGAATTAATATGAAAGAAGAAGATAAAAAACCATATACCTTTGATGAAGATGATCCTTGGGGAGAAGAATCTTCAAATAATGATGGAGGGGTCTTGCTGGGATATTCTAGAATTGATGGTAGACCAATATTTAGGGACGGCGCTAGAATTTATAAAATCCTTCCAGATGGTTCGAAAATAGATATACAAAATATAAATTGGTCGCTGAATAAGTAATATGAATTTGATGAATATAAATATCGGTGACTGGGTTGGAGATCAAGACGCCCTAGATTACTTCTCTTATTATCCTTGCTATGTTTTGGAAAAAAACGAAGAAAAAGGTCTATATGTATGTGAAGTATTCACGGAGGATTTACACAATAGAAAAAGATGGATAAAGAGTTGGTATGAACTGAACGAAGAAAAACAAAAAGAACATAACAGAAGATTGGCGAATTCAAAAATAAAAGATAAAGATCTTTATATAAAAAAACTAAATTTTATTTATAGTGAAGATGATCCTTTTGGCGAGGATAATTAATTTCAACTTTTGATAAAAGCTCAGATACAAAAATAGTCAATTCTCTTGAAAATTTAAGACCTCTATGGTTGGGGGATAATTGTTCTAGAAAATTCAATAAAAAATAAAGCAAAAATGATTTCATGGATTGGAGGAAAAAGCAGGATAAGTAAATTTATTATACCTTTTATACCAAAAGATATAAAAACCTATGTTGAACCATTTAGTGGGGCAATGTGGGTTTATTTAAAGATGGATTTAAAAGATTATAATGACTTAAAAATAGTTGTATATAATGATTTTAATGATTATTTGACCAACTTATTTATGTGTTGTAAAAATCATAAAGAATTTTATGATTTTATTAAAGATGTAAATCCTCAAAATAAAGATTTATTTTATCAATTTCAAGATGATCTTAATAAACATGAACCTTATGATATGCCAAATTTTGATAAGGCTTTAAAATTTTCATATTTGACTACACAAGTTTTCAGTGGAATATCCCCACTGGAAGGAAAATATATCGATTTAAAGGATAAATATAAATCTAAATTTGACACATTTAAAGGCAAATTAATTGATAAAAAATATACAGATAATCTAGATAGAATAACAAATTTTGAAAATCTTGATTTTGAAGATGTTATAAAAAAATATGATAATGTAGACTCCTTTTACTATGTTGACGCTCCTTATTATAATGTTGGTGAAAAATATTATAGCAATCAATCTTTTTCATTGAATGATCACGAAAGATTAGCAAACACATTACGAAATATAAAAGGTAGATTCGCCATGTCTTATTATTATTTTGACCTATTAGAAGAATGGTTTCCAAAAGATGAATATCATTGGGAGTCAAAGGAATTCGCCAAGGCCGCTATGGCGAAGGCTGGAAAAGAACAGACAAAGGGGACCGAGTTGTTGATAATGAATTATTAATGTTCTTCTTCCCAACCCCAATCTTCTTCATTCCAAGGATCTTCTTCTGGGTTGTTTTTTCTTTTTCTTTTTTTACTATAAAATATTTCTTCAATAGTATCTACATTAACATCGAAATCTGTTGAATAACGAACAATAATAGTGAAAAAAGCCATATTTGTTTCATTTTTAACCCACAACAATTCAATGTCTTTTAGAAATGCGAATTCACTTATTGGATTTCCCATCACCTCATAACCACATTTATCTAAAATGAAAACGGCTCTTTTGAATTCATCGTCATTTTTAATATTTATTATTGCTCTAGATTTATCATTATCCAAAAAATTTCTTAATTCCTCAATATTATAATCATTTTCAGAATTTTTTTCAAATTGTTCATATAATTTCACATGTTTCATAAGCGATTATATTTTTTATCTATATATAAAATTATTTTTTTATCAATTGATAGACTCCTCTCATATTTAAAATTGTTTCTGTTATAAAATATTGTTTTAAACTATCCACCATTCCTCCTCCTTGCTTATATATAACGACTTGGTTATCAATTATTCTACTTAGATTTTTAGCAAAATATTCTCTGTCTTGTTTGTCTATAAGAGGCTCAAACATATATATCACGTCATAATCTTTTATGTCGTTTTTATGCATTTCTAATATATTTCTTTTCTTAATGTCTAATTTCATGCATCTTCCTATATTTGTTAGTCTTTCGTTTATTTCATAACCAGAACATATGTAGTTTTTAGGCATCATTTTAAAAATCAAACCTGGGCCAGATCCAAGATCTAAAAATTTTATTTTTTTATTGTTTTCGAATTTCGATGATACAAATTTTATAATATTTTCTAGTTTATCTGGCTCAGTTAGCCAATAATTATATCTCATATCATCACTTGTCTGAATAAGTCTTCTAAGCCCACGAATGGATTTCGACATACAATATAGATTGCTGTTTAAAACATCAAACATCCAATCATATTCGTTGTATCTTTTTCTGGAATTAAAAATATATTTAATATTTATGGAAAAATAACAACGAGCTAGATTTATTAAAAAATTTATATAATAAGATTTTGTGCTATATAATTTTAAGATTTTATGACAATCTTTTATAGTGTCGAACTCCCATCTTATGTTCATACGTCCAGAATATTTATTCTTGGTTTTTTAATATCAAAATTATTAACACCATTGTTCCTCACCAAATGGATCTGATGATTGTCTCTACTTATCACCCTTGATGTTTTCGAATATGATTTTTTTTCTTCTTCAAATGGATCATCACTCTTCTTATCTTTATCTTTTTTTTCTTTACCGACCATCTTTTCTCTTTCTTTCTTGGCTTTCTCTTCTTGTTTTTTATATTCTTCTTCGGGTGTTAACTCGCGTTTTTTGAACAAGTCTTTAAGTCCTTCATTTGTAAATTCATTGAATTTTTTTAAATTTTTCATAATTTTTTTTTATTTTTTTAATATATATAATTAAAAAAAAGTCATTTTTTTAATGTACAAGCAATTTGAGAAATTTAATCTTTGGAAAAAAATTAAGGATAAGGTTGTTTATATCGAGCCCAATAGTATTTATGATTTTTCAAAGGATTATATAGACAAAATAGCCGAAAAGGTATCAAAGGAATTGGGGTTTAGATATTCTCATTTTGTGGGAATGGGCGATTATGGCATAGCTTATGATGTTGGTAATGAAAAAGTATTAAAAATAACAACAGATAAAAACGAATATGAAATATCAAATTATCTGAGAACAAAAAACACAACATATCTTATTGATATATATGATGTTAGAAAAATTGGAGAAACTGGATTGTATTCAATAGTTATGGACAAAGTTGAAAAATTGACATCGTTTGAAAAAATATTTTTGGATAAATTAAATGGTTTTTTATACAATAAAAAAATGAATATACTAGATATTTTCTCCACATATGATAATGAAGATAAAATGAGATACTTTTTGGTGAATGAAATAAGTGATAAACCCGAGCCGTCTTATTCAGCTAATTTTAGTGTTTTATTAAAATTAATATCAGATCTTGTTTATATAAAATTAGAAGCAAGAAAATATAAAATAATTTGTTGTGACTTGCGAGCAGCCAATGTTGGATGGAAAAATAATGACAGTATAGGAAAACATCTCGTTTTCTTTGATATAGGAAGTTATGGAGAAAAGAATTTTAAAACTACAAAGAAAAGATTAAAAGATATATCTTAAATATCAAATTTTATCATTGGCGGAGGGCAATGTTGCCGCCACATATCCTTTTAAGGGGACCGACAATTTAGCAGATTGCGACTATCAACTGGATAGTTTTACCCTCCATTAATTTTTATTTTAATTTCTGATTTCTTTTTATAATTGTAATTTTTTTTACATTTTTTACAACAACCCATTTTATTTATTAATACTATTATGTGAACTTTTTCCATATTTACAATAATCGAGGAAGATTACGGTACCGACCCGTATACGACTTTCATCGTATCTACTGATTTCCAATCAGAGGAAGCGCCTCACTTCTCAATCTTCCACATTAACAAGTGCCCGCCGGCACTTGGATGGTTGCTGACATTCTTTTGTTTTACTTAACTAATAGTGCGCGTTACACCTAGTTTTTCATCCTCAAAGCGGGATACCATCATCACTGTAGCAGGCCTACCCCGGATCGAACAGGGATCTAGAGATTTGGAGTCACTCGTGTTACCATTACACTATAGACCTATTTGGCGGCGAATATAGGAGTCTAACCTATACATCGGATTCTCACCGACTTCACAATTTTCGAAATTGCTAACCACGACAATGGGATTCGCCAATTTCGGAATACTTTTTGGATTCGACAATTTTCAGTTGTAAATTTTTTCTTTTTGCTGTTTGTATTCCTCTCGCGGTAAAATGAGGTCCCGACCCCCAATCGTTTTCTAGACGATCCTGCTGTTTTCAAGACAGAGCTGACAACCCCGGTCAGTTAATTTACCAATATTTAAAAAGAAAGATTTTTTTCATGTGGGCCCGGAGGTATTCGAAACCTCATAGCATTGATTAAGAGTCAATTTCATTACCAATTATGATACGAACCCATTTTGTGACTCCGAGGGACCACGATTCCCTAACCCCTTGATTAAAAGTCAAGTGCTCTACCAATTGAGCTACGAAGTCATTTTTGCTGGTATAGTAAGATTCGAACTTACAGCCACGCTCACGCATTACCGGGTTGGAACCGGCTGGTCACGCCAATGAGTATACCAATTTTTTTTGTGACCCCACTCAGATTCGAACTGAGACAACTACTTTAAAAGAGTAGGATTCTACCATTGAAATTATGAAGTCATTTTTTTTTGTGGGTTCTTTCAGTCTCTTTGTGGGTCTCTTTGGTTACGCTCCAAACTCTTCAGTTCTTCAAACTGACGCTTTCACTAGATTAGCTTGAGATCCTTTTGGGAGTTTAATCAGAATCGAACTGATAACTTATCGGCCACAACGATAAATTTTTCCATTAAACTATAAACTCCATATAAAATTTACGGGGAAGTTTGGAATTGAACCAAAAATATATTGCATATTCATCAAAAAACAGAATACCATCTCACCTAAGAGATAATCTTCCCTATAATATTCAGCCAACCATTAACAAAATAAATCTCATAAATTACCAATTCATTTTTCTGCCCATTACCCATCCTTTTTTAATGTCTAAATTATTTGTGATATGACAACCTATATATTTTTTATTATTTATCTTATTGGTTATTTCATAAATTATATAATATTTCATATTTCTTTTTTTATTCTATATATAAAATAAAAAAGTTCGATTTTGGTTCAATATGGATTACAGAAAAAAAAAACAGAAAGTTATTAATTTCAACAGCGAGCATCCTCCTTTACGTCGAGCCTACCAATTTCGCCACTAAAGAAAACATATCATCGTTTAAATATTCATTACAACATGTCAAAGAACAAAAATATTGAACAAAAATAAGTAACAGCTCTCCTCTTCTTTCATAGATTTTATCATATAGAATCCTCGGTGTTTGTATCGAGTTAGTCTATACCCCAAACTTATTTGTTTGGATGCCAGTATCATTCAATTTTATTTGACTTCTTTCCGGCCCCCGTCTCTTTACGTACACGGTTACTGCCTTTATCACAGTTTTTCATCTGTGATCGGTACTTTACGTCGAATTTTTTAGGTCGTCCTATATCGGGATCGAACCAATAATAGGGTTTAAAAAGTTTAACAATTTCCCAACTATTTTTATTCAACATTTCAAAGAACTTACAAAAAAAAATCCGAACTTTTTTTAGCTCGGATTTTTTCTGTGAAGGAGGTATATATTAATATGATCTCTTAAAAGACACAGACATCCCGAGCCGTTGGTTTTGATGACCAAAAACTGGAAAAATGTTTACTATGTTTCTTAAAAGTTCTCATTGTTTTATTATATATTATGGAAAAAATATCATTTTTTTCCATTTTTGTTTCATTTATACGACAAAATTATAAAAAAGTTTGAAAATAAAAAAATAAATTTAATTTTTTTATATTTTTTTATCATCAATTTTATTCAATTTTGCTGTTTTATACGTGATTTTAGTTCTTGCTGTTCCATAAAATCCCAATTTCTGATTAAATTGACATGTCAATAATCCTTGAATTGTTTTCGATGTCGTTCCGCCGAATCCTACCCCAACTCCTTGAGAAAAACAAGTGCTAGATAATGCTAAGAATAAAAGAATGAATATTTTTTTCATTTTTTTTTGTTTTAAGTGACAAAATTATAAAAAAGTTTTAAAATAAAAAAATATTTTTGTTCTTTTAACTCTATATATTATTCCTTTATTTTCTAGTTATATTTTTTCTATTATAATTCTATACATATGATCTCCTCGTTCATAACCCGTCCGATCTTTTATCTTGTCACCGAGATTTACACAAAAAAGTAATGATTTCTTATTTTTCCCAACCATGACCGGTGAACATTTAGATAAATTCTCACTTTTATATATTTCATGCAAACTTTCTGTGAGATCACAATGTTCTTCACTAAATTCAATGTTTTCTTTTTTAAATGTTGACTCATCTATATATTCAAATTCTTTCATAATCTATATTGTTATTTTTTTTACCAATTCTTATATGGGTTTTTAACTAGATTGCAGTTATAATATTTATCTATTCCTGTCACTTCTTCTGTAATAAATTTTGGTTTATGAAAAGACTCATTTTCATCATTCAATTCTATTTCAGCAATGATAAGCCCATCATTATCGCCATCAAAAACATCTATTTCCCACACATGTTTTAAATCGCTTGTGCTGACATATCTATATCTAGTTTTAGATATTTTTTCTTGACAAAACTCTAATAACTCTATAGCATCTTTTATTGGTATCTTATATTCATATTCCTTTCTAGATATACTACCTTTACCTTTTATTGTAATATATCCAAAGAGATCAGTTACCCTAATTCTCACTACTTTTTCTGGATCATCGAATAAATATCCTTGTTGTATCCTAAAAGAATGGCAATTCTCTTTTATTTTTAAAAAAAGATTGTCATCAACAAGAAATTTTCTTTCTATTTCAATATTGCTGTTAGATTTCATATTAATAATTATAATTACAAATTTAAAAAAAGTTTTACAATTAAAAAAATTAATAATTAATCAGAAGTGTCATATTGATATAGTTTATTCTTCTTTATTATCGCCGAGACTCTACTTGCCCAGGCGCTAGACTGAGAATATCCACTTCTCTGTATCGCTTTTACCCATAAATTATAATCTTTATTACCCTTTAATGAATAGTAGAACTTTTTATTAGAAATAAATTCACAAAAATGATTAAAAGATGCTGTGTCTGACACATATCCTCTATAATATTTACCTTTCTTTATTCCAAAATAATTATTTTTGTTCTTGCTCAAATAACTAGTTCCGTATCCAGTTTCATGCGCTGATATACCAAGAATAATACTTGCTGGTATATCTGTTTTATTCATTAACTCTATTGACAAGTCTTTGTATTTTTCTATGTAGTTTTGTGTAGATTTTTGAGCGAATAACGATAAAGATAGTAGTGCCATTAGCACTATTAAGATTATTTTCTTCAAATTTCATTTAATTTGTTTTTGATTTTTAAACACCAACTAATAAAAAGATCAGCGCCGTCACATTGTTTAAAAATTAAAAGTGGAAAAGAGAGTCCACTAAAATCGTCACATTCTTATATATTAAAAAATAATATTAGTTTTTTTTAATATATACTATTATGATACAAGAATTTGAATTATTTGAAAATCAACGCAAAAGGCTCTCAAATAATCATCTCGAAGAGATGATAAGCTTTTTTTTATTTCATTGTCTGTTTTCTTATTGTTTGTTTTCATTTTAAATAAGTATATTCCAAAATTTTTGGATCTAATGTGTTACCTATTGGTTCAACAATAGATAAATCAGAAGTAGTTTGACCGTATATAACCTTTATTAAACCGGGTATCCCCCAATGTTCAAATGTTATTTCATACAAATCACCAAAAAAACATGATTCATTATTATAAATTGTGTGAGTAACTTCTATCACATATTTTTTCGTTGTTATGAAAGATTGTTGTAATTCGATCAAAAAAAGTTTTGTTCCACTTGGAATTATGTATTTATCTCCGATTTTCATTTTATTTCCTTTTTGTTTAGTATCTTATTTTTTTATCAAAATCAAGCCCAAATGAATCCCTATCCAATAAGTTCTTCTTTCTTGAAATTTTTATCTATATGACTATCAATATCTTCCAATTTTCTAGATTGTTTGCTCGAAAGCCTTTTGGTTTTCTTATTACCAACTCTACCTCTTTGATTTGGGGTCGATATTTCATTGAAACTTCTGCTCATTTTTTATGTATTTTCTGATTCATCAATTGATAAACTAACATATATTTCATTTTCTGGTGCTCGGCACACACTTCTTTTTAGACAAGACCATTTCCCCATGTTTAAAGCGCATAAAAGACAATGATGTTCCCCAACATATTCTTGCGCCCCTTTATCAAGAGTGTTTTTTAGGTCATCAAAGTTTTTGGTTTCTAGATTCAGGATCAAAGTTTTTTTCATTTTCAAAATAATTTAAAATATTATTGAACAAATGTAAAAAATAAATTCGAATAAAAAAAATAATTACGGTTCATATGATCTATAAATTCCATTAACACTCTTTTTCAAAGGAAACATTAAATTGAAATCTTTTAATCTTTGAACATATTCTGGATAAAATTTCATTCTTTCTATGCAATCTTGTATAACATCTCTATCGATGTATTCAGCAAGTTGTTGTTCGTAAATTTTCTTAACTTTCATAATTTTTATTTTTTTTTTTAGTTATATATTAAAATGAGAAGCTCGATTTTTCGAGCTTCTCATTATGACCACACAAGATTTATTCCAATATCATAGGGTGTAATATAAACTCCATCTTCTATGCAAGCATCTATAACATCCTCGTTTCCACCATACTCCAAGCATTTAGAAACAAAATGATCTTCAGCTTTTTTTACGACATCATTAATAACATCATCATCTCCCAGAATAAAGGAATCGATGGAATTAACTACATTTTTTTCTACTACAATTACATTAATAATTTTCATAATTTTATTTTTTTATGATTAAACAATTAAAAAATTCTTTTTGATTACTTAAAGTTTGAAAGATACCATTCACAAAACTTGTCTCGCCAAAGCGTATCATTCATCCCCCATTCATTTGCTTCATGTTTTAGATTTAATGGTAGTTTTTCATAAATTTCCATTAGTTCTTCTCTCCTACAATTCTTTTTATTTCCATTCCAAGTTAAATCTAAAATGCAATCGTGCATGTGATCCCAATCACTATCTGTAATTTTCATATTTATAAACTATTTCTTCCACTTGTTGTTTAACTCCTTTTATTTCACAATCCCTGTAATCGCCTTTCCATCCACAAAGTTTGCATTCGTGATAATAGTATGGATTTGGGAAAATTTTAGTTATGCTTTGACATTGAGGGCAAATATCAACACTACCCCTTTTAAAACACACTTCTATTTCTTTATAAAATTCATCAAAGTCTTTCATTTCTACTATATTTCAACTGGTTCATATCTTTCAGAATTGATCGTCTTCAACATAATATCATAAGGAGTCTCCTTAGCTGGAGTTTCTACTTCACTACCAGATAATATCGATTTCAAAATACTTGGACTGAATCCAGAGATCAATCCAACATTTTCGTCAAAAGCCGAAGCTGTCACATTGTCATTTTCTGCTCTAAGATTCCAGAATATAACTCTTGGTATCTTATATCCATAGGAAGCGTACTTGGATTTTATCATTTCGAATCCAGTTTGAGAATAATTTCCCTTATTTGGATCGAACTGTAAGTCAGATAAAACCAATAAAGTAGTTGGCATTTCATTTTCAGATAAATGATTTTCGACGGCCTTTCCTAACATTAAATCGAAAGCTGCTGTAAAGTCAGTAGTATTATTCCAAGGAGCCGATCCTATTTGTCTAATTCTTTCAGAAACACTGCCTTTCAAATACATCATTTTTGGTATGCTTGAGAAAGTGATGAAGGCGTCTTTAAATATACTTTCATTTTTTTCTGAAATATAAATAGCTAATGACTGGGCAACCCTGCCTGGTAATCCACCATACCAACCCATTGATCCTGAAGTATCTACAACTGGCATCAATCTTTCTGTTGTGCCTTCCATATAATTTGGCAAACTATACCACTGAGCTTCAATTGCTTGAATATCAGCTTCATTTTTTGCTCTAACGAAAGCATCATATAATTGATATGGATAAATAGCAGAGGCACACATTTTAGAAACGCCACTTTTAACATTAAGTATGTAGTCGTTAAACCTGTTTTTATCGTTACGATAGAAAGCCTTGCGATATTTGTTCATAGCAACAGAAGGAACTTGATCGTATTTTATACCATCATATTCTTTTTTGCACATCAACTGCTCGACTGTATTTGAAAGCCCCACTATTAATTTGCGATAATCTTTTGGTGTTAATTTTAAAGATTTTCTAATCTTATTTGCTCTCCATCCCTTTCTATCTAGCCATTTGGCCAATAGGAATTTAGTTGAGTCTTCACCATACAACATTTTTTTTATGATATTTAAAATCTCAATATCAATTTCTGTGTTTGATCCATCATTCAATAGCTCGACCATATCATCCCAACGACCATACTCTGGTATAAGATGAATATTTTTCATTAAATATCCATTGTAATATTTTTCTAGATATTTTAAACAAACTCTAAAAAATCTTCTTTCACCTGCTCCTCCTCTAACATCTCTAACCCAAAACATGAGTTTTAAAGCCATTAAAGGATCTTCTGATAGTGCTTTTTGAAATAATTGCTCAATTTTTCCATCATCCCAATGACGGGCTGAGCCAGCCATGAAAAACATATCCACACAAGAGTTTAAGCTTGTTGAATTTGTAACCATACCCTTTTCGGTGTATGAATCCTTTTGACGTGCCGCGTTGACAAGTCTTGACATTGAAATAGCCATTTTCTTTAAAATTAATTTTAGTTAACTTGAATGATAAAAAAATCTCGGATTACTTTTTTTGGCACCTTTGCTTGGTTTTTTTTTAGTTGCTGTATGTAATCCATCAAACTTACACAGGATATTATTTTGGTTTTTTAATTTTCGGTTAAAAAAAAATGTTGCTGTAAATATCCTTCAAGTTAATATCTTTACTTTATATATATTTTAATTAAAAAAGTCGTTTTTTTCCAATTTATTTCTCATTTAACCATCTTTCGCATACTGCCAGGTCATTTGTATCCCAACCACCCAATTGATCAAGCAATTTGGCGCAATCAGTTTCTCCACTTGCGATAAAATCATTAACGATTTGCAAATGTCTTTTAGTGTAATACATAACACCAAGTTTTTGTAATAATCCTTCTGCTGTTTTCACACTCTTCCTTATATTAAATCATGTTTTTTTAATATGCCCAAATAAGAAGTATCTTCTAATTTATTTAAATGTTCGTCTAGTTGTTTTTCAAATTCATCATTTGTTATATTTTGATAAACTGGTATCTGATCATATTTATATTCACCAGTTGCACCATATCCAGGATCGATTAAATAAAACCTGGCCCCTAATGATTTAGCTTTTAATATTTTTTCTTCCAATGTCATAATTCAACATTTAATATTTATCTAGATGATTAATTTTTTCAGCAAATCTACGACATCTTTAGTGTCGTAGTAGTTCATTATTTTACTTTCTTTTTCTTAAAAAGACTCATTTTATAATTTTCATAATCCAGTGAATATAAAGAATCCTTTGGTAATTCTATTGATACGACAACCCTATCATCGTTTAATTTTTCGATAACCTCACCTTCAAATTCACCATCTATATAAAATTTACATTTATCACCAGATTTCATAATCTTTGAAAAACGTTTTCTTTCTTTTCTATCTTCTTTAGTGCTTTTTATTGAAAAGAAAATAAGAAATGATAATGTAATAAATAATAATATTACCACTACAATCAATATCATCTGTGGGTTATTGGCCATTAAGTAATCCATAAAATTTTTCATTAGATTTTCCATATTTTTATTTTTTAATTATTTCGTTTTCTTTAGGTTCGACTTCTTCTACTGGCACAAAAAGATCATGAAAATTCGTCCCTTTAATTTTATATTATATGAAGACAAAATTATAAAAGTTGTTGCTAAAATAAAAATTATTTTAATAAAATTTTCATATTCTTTTTATGATCTGGCAAGCTTTACTTATTATTAAAACTTCACCTTTTGTTGTCAGAACTTCGATGGATTCATTTGCTTTATCGAACCAATCTGCTCTAAAAGCGTCACCTCTTGTATAATATCTCAATATGGGCTGCGCGTTTCTATTATATAGAATAACATTTCCACTTATAATTTTTAAAAATGTGTTTTCTGTTGACATAACGTTTTATTATTTTATGTAAATATATATTAAATTTTGGAAATAAAAAAATTAAATCAACCTATCTATTCTAAATAAAAGATCGCTCTGACTTATTGGTTTTGTTACATAATCATCACATCCCATATCATAAGCCTTGTTTTTTTGATCAGGCATAGCCAGTGCCGATTCAACTATTATTGGCAATCTTTCGTCAAATTCTTTTATTTCCTTTATTAATTTATATCCGCTTTTTCCAGGTAGTCCTATATCCAATAGAACTAAATCAATTTTATTATTTTTTATAATGTCCATAACCTCATTACCGTTCCAACATTCTATTATATTTACATTGGTTTTAAATAAATGTTTAGCTATAATATAACGACTATCTTTATCATCTTCAACAACAAGTATTGTTTTACCTTTCAAATTCATTGATTTTTTATGAACCTTCTCTTTAACACTTTCAACATAATCAAATGTTTTAATTTCATATGGAGCATAAAAATAAAATTTGCTACCTTCTCCCAATTTTGATTCTAATTTTATATCATCAAATCCCAATAATTTTATTAAAGACTTTGTTATAGAAAGTCCCAGACCTGCTCCTTTAAATTTATTTCCAGAACTATTTAACTGCCTAAATCTTTCAAAAATTATTTTCTGATTTTCTTCGGCTATACCAATTCCAGTGTCTTCGACAAATATCATAATCTTTTGTCTATCAATTATTTTATAACCAAATTTAACATACCCCTCTTTCGTGAATTTAATAGCGTTTCCGATTAGATTCATTAATATTTGACGTAAACGATATTTATCTGTATTAATAATAACATTTTTATTTATATCTTCTTCGATTATTATTTCTATCTTTTTGTCTTTTATTTGTTTGGAATAACTCAATCTCAACTCCTCTAATAATTTGTTGATTTCAAACTCTCTTTTTTCTATTTTCAAACTATTTGTATCGATTTTAGAAACATCTATAATATCATCGATCAAAGCCATTAAAAATTTTCCATTGTTTATGATAGTATTCACATAATCAGTTTTTTCTGATTTTGTTAGATTATTGTTTTTCAATAAATCAGAAAAACCTATTATAGCATTCATCGGAGTGCGGAGATCGTGACTCATATTGGCTAGGAATTCGAGTTTCATTTTATCTGATTCTTCAGCTTTTTCTTTAGCTTTTATGAGCTCTTCTTCAAAAACTTTTCTATCTGTTATATCTACACCAAAAGAAACTATTTTTTCAACTTCTTTGTTTTTCACCACCAAATTGTTTCTCCAAACTAAAAATCTTCTTTGACCACTTTTTGTTACTATTTCATTTTCATGCTTTCTATCTTCATCTGTAAAATTGAGCTTCATTTTTGTCATAAATTGAAACATTTTAACTTTATCTTCTTGTGGTATAAGAAGACTGAACCAGTTTTCGCCAATAACCTCATCTCTTTTATATCCTGTAATTTTCTCGGCAGCTTCGTTAAAAAATAATATATTGCCATCTGGATCCAATTCGACAACAATAACATTAGCCATTTGTATAATGTTCTCCGCGTTTTCTTTAGAGTTTCTGAGTTCATTCTGCACATTGATTTCATCAGTAATATCTCTTATCATAATAATTACCTCATCTTCACCACTTTTAGTTGTTCTGGAATAAAAAAATCTTTTTTCACCATTTTCCATTTTAATTGGATATTGATGCTCGTCTGTTATACCATTTCTTATAACACGCTCGATGGTTTCAATGGATTCTATTTTTACATAATCATCTATTGGCAAAGAATACATATCCTTTCCTATATAATCTTTTAAATTTTCATTACTCAAATAATCATCCATACCTGGTTTGATATCCAGAATTAAAGCGTCTTCTCTAACGCGCATAACCATATACGGTATCGCATTCAATATAGCAATATAATTTTCAGTATTTTCCTTATTTTCAGTGATATCAACGATGAATAGAATTAAATATTCACCTCCATCTAGTTTTATATAATCGCCCGAGAATTCACCATACCGAATTTCATTATATTTTGTTTTATATTTTAATGGTAAATTTTTAATAGTCCCATACACTTTTAATTCTTCCGCCAAAATCTTTCTATCTTCTATTGTCAACAACCCTAGATCTATAGATCTCCTACCTATTAATTCTTCTCGTTCATATCCAGACATTTGAACAAATCTTTCATTAACATCCAATAAAACTCCTGTATTTATTTCAGATATGGATATAGCATAAGCATTTGAATTGAAAATCTTTTTTATCTTCTCTTCATAATTAGTTATTATAGCATAATCCTTACAAAAGGCATACGCTATTTTTTTATTTTCTTTTATATATTTTCCAACATAAACCCTTGAAACAACTTTGATTTCTTTTCCGTCTTTCGACACCAGTGGTATCTCACAACTTTTCGTTTCGCCTTTAAATAATGAAACCAGTTTTTGTTTTAAAATATCATCAAATTTAGAATCCCGAATTTCAAATAAAGTCATATTTTTCATTTCTTCATTGGTATATCCGATTGTTTCTCTAGCCATGGAATTTGTTTTTAATATTTTTCCGTCTTCATCAAATATAAATATCATATCGTCGAGCGATTCAACGAAATCCTCCATCCTATAGCACTCAAAACTATCATTATAAGCACAACTAAAAGAATTTTTATCCATATAATGTATATATTAATTTTTTCTGACCTACACGCTATAATATATAATAATTAAAAAAGAGAGTATATGAATTTAATAGGAATAGATATATCAATAGATTCAACAGCGGTTTCAATCGAGCGTGGTGATGGTGATTTAATCATTTCAAATTTTACAACCTTAAAAAATAACACCAAATGGATTAAGAATACTATGGATGTTGTTGACTATGAATTCATAAATTATAGTTATAAAGAAATAGATAATTATGCTGAAAAAGAAATAATGAAATTGAGAGAATTTAACCATGTAACAGACTTAATCTATAACAAAATATTAGGAAATATTGATAAAAAAGAAGAAACTGTCATAGCGATTGAGGGTTATAATTACTCATCTTTTGGAAATTCTATAATAGATATTGTTGGGTTTTCAACATTATTAAGATCAAAATTATTGAATATTCCAAAATTAGATAATATGTTAATAATATCGCCGAAAACTGTTAAAAGTTCTATTGCTTCTATTGTTTATGGATTTCATATAAATAAGAAAGGTAAAAAAATTATAAATAAAAACTCTGAAGGCAGATCAGGTGGTAATTTCGATAAAAAAGATATAATGGTGGCTTTGTTCGAAATGAATACTAAAAATAAATTGATGGAGATATTAAATAAATATAAAGAAGAATTATTAAAATTTAAAAACGTGTCAAAACCGCTGGATGATATTTTAGACGCTTATTTTATTATGATGATTTTGAAATAATTCTATCAAACTCTTCATAATTTTTATTTTTTATAAATATAAAATTATATCCTTGTTCTAAGCAAGCTTCTTGTTTGGCTAAATTTTTATCCAAATCTAGACCAAAAATTTTAGATAAAAAGAAGCCTATTTCAATAACGATCAATATTGAGTTAGATGAGTTATTGGAAAAATTATGTATTGAAAAAAATATTAATAAATCAAAATACATAGAACATCTTATAGAGAAAGATATGGAGAATAATAAGTCAGAATGATTTCTGACTTATTTTGTTTCTGCTATTTTAGTAAAAACTCTTTTAGATTTTAATATATACTTCATTATGATATTAGATAAAGAAATAGAAATAAAAGTGAATTCCACGTCCATAAAACATTATAAAAATAAAGGATATGGTGATATTAAAATAGGTGATAATTTATTAATAAAAATTGAGGATTTAACATCATCATCTTCTTACAAAATTAATGTGATGTGTGATGTCTGCGGAACGAAGAAATCATTGAGATATCACAATTATTTAAAGAACATAAAAAATACCGGAACATATTGTTGCTCAAATAAATGCGCTTATAAAGTGAAAAATGAGAAATCTTGTTTGGAAAAACATGGAAATAAGAATTATAACAACACACAAAAACGTAAAAAAACTTGTTTAGAAAGATACGGCGTTGAAAACGTTTTTCAAAATGAAGAAATAAAAAATAAAATAAAAAAAGCCAACATAAATAAATACGGTGACGAAAGTCATAACAGAAACGAAGAAATAAAAAACAATAAGAAACAAATATTTTTAAAAAAATATGGAGTAAGTTGTTATTTAAATACAATAGAACAGAAAGAAAAATCAAGAATTAAAAAATTAAGAAAATACGGAAATTTAAATAATCACAATAAAATTAAAGATACATTTTTAAGAAAATATGGAGTCGAACATCCATCTCAAGTAAATGAGTTTAAAGAAAAAAGAATAAAAAATTATAAAAAAACTATAGTAAATAATATCCTGTTTAAATATGAAAATATTGGGATGATAAAAGCTGATTTTGAAAAAGACAAATTTATATTTAATTGCGAGAAAGGACATCAATTTGAAATAAGCAGAGATTTGTTAAAAAATAGGATAAAATGTCATACTCTAATCTGTACTCAATGCAATCCAGTATCGAGTCATGTATCTGGACAAGAAATTTTATTCAATAACTATATAAGAGAAATATATAGTGATGAAATGTCATTTAATGACAAAAATATAATATATCCATATGAACTGGATATTTATTTACCAAAAGAAAAAATATCTTTTGAATTTAATGGCCTATATTGGCACGATGAAATACATAGAGAAAATAATTATCATTTAAATAAAACTGAATTAACAGAAAAAAAAGGTATTCGATTGATACATGTTTATGAGGATGATTGGATATACAAACAAGAAATAGTTAAATCTAGAATAAAAAATTTATTGAACAAGACTCCGATTAATATTTATGCTAGAAAATGCGAGATAAAAGAAATATTTGATAATAATATTATTAAGAACTTTTTAGAAACAAATCATCTACAGGGTTTTGTAAATTCAAAAATTAAAATTGGATTATTTTATAATAATGAATTAATGAGTTTAATGACATTTGGAAATTTAAGAAAATTAACGTCCCAAAAATCTATCAATAATTCTTATGAGATTTTAAGATTTTGCAATAAAACCAATACAAATGTCATTGGCGGGGCCAGTAGATTGTTCAAATATTTTATAAATAAATTCAATCCAAAGGAAATAATAAGTTACGCTGATCGAAGTTGGAGTCAAGGAGACATATACAATAAATTAAAATTTGAGCTTGTTAATAAAACCAAACCAAATTATTTTTATATAATAAAAGGAATTCGAAAGCACAGATTTAATTTTAGAAAAGATAAGTTAGTAAAACAGGGATTTGAGTCACATAAGACTGAACATGAGATAATGTTAGAAAGAAAAATATATAGAATATATGATTCTGGAAATTTAAAATATTATTGGAAAAATAATATATAATGAGTATGAAAGAGGGAACATATAATAATATGAAAGATATTATCTTCATTCAAAAGAAAAGATATAATATCAAAAACAATAAGCTCGTCTTGGAACAAGCTGGAGGAGATAAAGATCTTGTGCCCGGATTTCCTGTAAATCAAAAATTAAAATTCAATGAGGGGCTGATGGTCAAGGCGATACAAAATGGCATGATATTATTGATAAATTATCGAGGGGATCAGGACGAATGGTTGGGCGGCAGGGAGCGTGTCATATATCCAATGACGCTTGGTGTCAATCAAAACACTCGAAACATGCTTCTCAGAGGATGGCACCTGAACGGATGGAGCGTTAAGGAAAGAAGAAACACAGAAAAGGTGTGGCGTTTATTTAAAACAGATAACATAATGAGCATGATGTTTACTGGTGATTTTTATAGACTTCCACCTGCCGGGTACAGATTGAATGACAGAATTATGACTGAAAGAATTATAGCTCAAGCTGATTTTAATGTCATAAGAAGAAATCAACAAAATCTATTAAAAGAGGGAAAAATTGAATTGGAATCAGAGCAAGAAACAACAATTGATAAATCGACAGCTATCGCTAGTGTTAATATTAGAGAAACTAGTACAGAAATAGATTTGAGAGATCCTTGGGCAAATACATTAATGGATCGTAGAAAAATTGACGATCTAAGACTCACAATAATGAGATCTATCATATCAAATGATTATATAGCTATTCTCGGTGCTCTTGGTAAAGAAGGTAGGGTGTCTAAGATGTTTGTAGATAAGAAATTATTAGGAAGCTTTAAAGTTATTAAATCCATTGCTGGACAAGAAATTCATCACGTAAAAATTGTCAATGGACAAAATATTTTCAAACTATATATCTTTGTTGAAAAAATGTAATGTAATTTATTTTATTTTATTTAAATAAAGCTTAATAGAGTTTGAGATATCATCTAATATTTGATCTTTTTTCAAAAAATAATCTTGATATTGTTTATGCTCCCTGTAAACTTTCACATTATGCAATCCTTTAATCGAACCGTGTGGTTTTATAATAAAATCATATCTATCAGATGTAATCGACAATTCGCCTTCAACAGCTTTTATTTTTAAATAAGCTTTAATGTTTTTTAATCTATTTACTAACTCGTCTACTATATCAGAGAATTCTGATAGATGCGATTTTATTATACTTCTTATTCCACCATTTATTGTGCTCTTTATCTCATCGACAACATTATCGTTAAATGCAAATCTTTCTATTTCATTATTCCATCTAATATAGCCCTTTTCTATTAACTCTGGCATGGTTACTTTTCCAACTAAAATGGCTTCACCGCTTGGTAATCCAACAACATACATATTAGAATTTTCAAATTGTTCGTATAATTTCAAATGTTTCATAAAGTCCTATATTTTTACAAATGTATATATTAAAAAAAAAAATTAAATGATAAGATGTTTTTTTTTGAAATTATCTAAAATTAACTTATATTATTTAATATATACTACAAAAAAAATAAAAAAAATGATAGATATTGAAAGCGCTTCAAAATTAATATCAGTGTCTAAATCAACATTAAGAAGATGGGAGAAAGAAGGCAAATTAAAGTCATACAGGACTCCAGGGAATCATAGAAGATATGACGAAAAAGAATTATTTAAAATGATATCAAATGATAAAAGAATTTGTTGAAATAGAGATAGTTGATGAAAAAATTCAAAGAAAATATCTCAAACTTGGATATTTGTGTGAAATCGGGGATGTTATACATTTTCCTTTTAAAAAATTATCTAAGGGAAGTCACATATTAGTGGAAGTTATGTGTGATTTTTGCGGAAAAGAATTAAAAAAACAATATAATGTTTATAATCGAGAGACGAAATGTGGTGAATTACCGGTAAGTTGTTTTGAATGTATGAGTGAAAAAAGAAAATATGTAACAGAAAAAAAATATGGTGTTAAAAATGTGTCTCAATTAGATGACACAAAAAATAAGGTCAAAGAAAGATTGAAAAATAGATCAGAAAAGAAATCTATTGAAATAAAAAATAAAAGAAAAGAGACCAATAAGAAAAAATTTGGTAAAGAATGGGTCACACAAACAGATATTTTTAAGGAAAAAAGTAAAATAACATCACTAAATAAATATGGAGAAGAATATCCGACACAATCTGATGAAGTTAAGAATAAGATTGTAAAAACATGTATGGATAAATACGGTTACGATTCATATATGAAAACTATGGATTTTAAAGAAAAAAGCAAAAATGAAATAAAAAGATTGTATGGAGTTGAATATGTTTCTCAATCAGATATTGTGAAAAATAAAGTTAAAGAAACGAATTTAAAAAAATATAATAATGAACATTATAGAAATACAGAAAAAAACAAAAAAACTTGTCTAGAAAAATATGGTAATAATAATTATAGAAATACAGAAAAAAACAAAAAAACTTGTCTAGAAAAATATGGAACCGAATATTATAATCAATCAAATTTATACAAAAATTATGTTAAAAAACGAAAGATCGAAAATTTAACAAAAAAATATAAAATAAACATAGTGGACATAGATGAAAACAACTTTATAATATCCCATTGTGATGAATGCGGGGAGAATTTTAAATTATCATATCAACAACTATTGAACAGGCATAATTATAAAACTATTTTATGTTCAAATTGCAACCCAATAAATGTGGCAATATCTGGACATGAGATGCAACTTCTAGGATTCATAAAGAACAATCATTCTGACAAAATTTTAACTAATGTTAGAAATATTGTGAATCCCTATGAATTAGATATTTATCTTCCAGATTTAAAATTGGCATTTGAGTTCAACGGTCTTTTTTGGCATAATGAGCTCAGCAAGTCCAACAACTATCACCTAGAAAAAACTGAACTAGCTGAAAACCAAGGAATCAAGCTTGTTCACATCTACGAGGACGACTGGATATATAAACAAGAAATTGTCAAGTCCAGGATATTAAATTTGTTAAACAAGACGCCAAACAAGATCTACGCCAGGAAGTGCGAGATAAAAGAAGTGTCTGATAATAAGCTTGTTAGAAATTTCCTGGAAACCAATCATATTCAAGGATTTGTGGGATCTAAAATCAAGATCGGATTGTTTCACGATAATGAACTTGTTTCCCTGATGACTTTTGGAAGCTTGAGAAAAGCCATGGGTCAAAAGGGCGAAGAAGGTTCTTATGAGATGCTGAGGTTCTGTAACAAACTGAACACCAATGTTATTGGAGGAGCTTCAAGACTGTTCATGTTTTTTGTTAAAAATTTCGAGCCAAAAGAAGTAACTAGTTATGCTGACAGGTCTTGGAGTCAAGGAGTTCTATATAAAAATCTTGGATTCGAACTTATCAGAAAAACTGAACCCAATTATTATTATGTTATTGATGGCGTGAGGAGGCACAGGTTTGGTTTTAGAAAAGATCAGCTGATTAAAGAAGGATTTGATCCTTTAAAGACAGAACACGAAATAATGCTTGAGAGAAAGATTTATAGAATTTATGATTCTGGGAATTTAAAGTTCATTTGGAACAAACTTTATTGATAAATAAACATACTATATAATAAAAACTTTCTATGATTAAAATTTTAGTTTTAACGGCCGACACGGATGGCGTAGGATTTTTCAGATCGCTATCCCCACATTTAGTAATGCATGATGATGAGTTTGAAGCAGATATTCGATTATTAATGGACGGTACATTAAATTTACTTGATGAAAATTTCTTGAAGCAATATAATATAATTTGTTATAATAAGCAAATACCCTTTGCTAAGAAAGAATATATCGATCATTTTTTCATGTTACTAAAAAAGCACAATATAAAACTTGTTTTTGACATAGATGATTATTGGATTTTGAATTCATCTCATTTAAATTATGACATGTGGAAAAAGTCTAAAGCCGATGAAGCCGTGGTTTTCAATTTGAGAAACGCTGATCTTGTCACGACTACAACTCGTTTGTTTGCTGAAAGAATATCAGAAGTTAATAGAAGCGTTGCTGTTATAGAAAATGCTGTCAATTTGAATGAATTACAATGGACGTTTAACCGAAAACCATCAAATAAAATAAGATTTTTATGGGGTGGTGGCATTTCACATCAGCCAGATCTAAGACTTCTCAAAAAATCATTTGAAATGTTTGATAATGACTTCATTAACAAGTCTCAGATTTTTATGTGTGGGTATGATCTGAGAATGAGAACACCTGGCGGCATAATTGAAAAAACAGATCCTCGTTTAAATCAATGGACATTTTTTGAAGATATTTTCACAAATAGTGGAAGATATGTAAAATCAAATGGATATAGAACATATTTACATAGCTCAGATGATACAAATTATGGAATAAAAGAAGAGTTTTCAAATGAGTTTTACCAACGTAGATGGACAAAACCTATTATGTTGTTTGGTACGATGTATAATGAAGCAGATGTTTGTTTGGCTCCTTTAAAAAACAATAATATGTTCAATTATTATAAATCTAATTTAAAAGTTATAGAAGCTGGTGCTCATCATTGTCCGATAATAGCCAGTAATTTCGGTCCATATACATTGGACGACATAGAAGGGAAAACCGATGGAAAACAAAAAGGATTTTTAATTGATGAGGATAATCCAAGAGGGTGGTATGATAAAATGAAATTTTATGCTGATAATCCCGAGGTCGCTTACGAGCACGGCGAAAACAATTATGAATATGTCAAGAATAATCTTAGCATAGAAGTTGTTAATGAAAAAAGAAAAAGAATTTATAAAGAACTGGTGGAAAGGACATAAGAATGACTGATTTTGAGTGGTATAAAAATATAGAAGATCCAGTTAGAGATATTGTAAAATTATTGAGGAATAATGGTTTCAATACAACTTGTTCGTGCGGGCACAAAATGTATATTGAGGGTAGCATATCAATAGATGGTGATATTCAAAGACTACATAATATATTATATAATTACTATTGTGAAATCAAAGAAAAACCTTCATATGAAATAATTTTTACGGTTAAAGTGGAAGATGGATACATAACATATAAAAACTTTTATGTGGAGTTAAAAAAAAAATAAAAAAATATGAAAAAAGAATTAGAAAAATGGGTTCCTATATTGAATAATTTTCAAATAGATGATGAAATGAAAGATATCATGCTAGAATATTGTGATAGACACACAAAAATAGAAAACGATATAAGTCTAATGACAATGAACACACAAAAAACTCTATTACCATTATCTTTAAAAATATTGTCCAATCTTAATTTAAAAGGAAAAAATGTGATATTTGAAGATTCTTTGGAACCAATGGTTTTTAGATCAGAAACAGATATAAAAAAAGATGATCATTTTGATTTGATTGGTTTGGCTGAAAAAAAATTGTCTAACCTATTGGTTGAATATTTAAATAAAGAATTAGAAACAAAAAACAATTTGCACATCACAACTCTAGTTAGCAGAATACAATTAATTGGCGAAAAAAATTTTCCATACAACATCTATCTTGAATCTAGATGTAAAGTAGATTAATCATAAGATTATGAAAAAACTTTCAGAAGAAGAATTTCTAGAAAAATGTCTAGAATTTTTAGATTATTTTAAAATCGATTATAGAGGGGAAGTCATTTATTTGACAGATAGCGGAACATCATGTATAATGAATCCAAAATCACAATTTTACGAAATATTTGGCGGATTTAGTATTAATTCGGTCGCTCAGTATGTTGCTGAAAAACTTGGAAAAAAGTATGCTTATAAAAGTGATGATGATGACTATTATGATGATGAAGATTAATATTTACTCCACTCGGGATGAAGAAAATAATAATTTGAGTTTAAATAAATAATGTCATTAAATCCTTCACTCCCAACGCTCAATATTCCTTTTTTACAAAGGGAGCCAACGACTCCTTTTACAACATTAATCTTCAATGTTGTTTCAGCGGCTAGATCTTTAACATCAACGTCAGAAAATCCTTTTTCAGCATATAAAAGATCAATAAATGTATCCAAAACCTTTTTTTCTAAATCTGTTAAACTAATATCGGTTGAATTTTTCATAATTTTTTTTTATTTTTAAACAAAAATAATGAAATATACTGAAAAATAAAAATTAATTTCTTGTTGAAAGAGGAAAAATATAATCCGCATAATTAGACCAGTATGATGCTGATTTATAATCGTTTACAGATGCGTCTGGTACATAAATTTTCGTTATTGGATTTATATTTTCAAAAACAGTGTTACTTGCGAGTGTTGGTGGGGAGGTTGGTCTAAAAACATAATCCAATAAACAATAATTACTTGTGAAAGCGTAAGCTGATATAGATGTAATCCCAGATGGGATATCTAATGAAGTTAATAAATTGGCGTTAAGTGAATAAGTCCCGATAGATGTAACACCAGATGGTATATTTATTCTGGATAATTTATTACAATTATAGAACGCATAATCATTGATTATTGTTACACCTGAACATAATGTTATATTTGAGATATTAACGCAATTGAAAAATGCTTGTGTGCCAATTGATAAAACTGATGGAATATCAACATTACCGATTAATTGACAGAAATAAAAGGCGCTATTTCCTATAGATGTTAAACCAGTTGGAAAATCTATATTGGATAATGAATAGCAATTATAGAAAACATTGTTACCAATTGAAGTTAAATTTTGTGATAGAGTTATACCACTTAAGCTGTTACAATTTTCAAACGTATAGTCATTTATTGATGTCACATTTTGTAAGTTAATTGATTTCAATGAGAAACATTGTTGAAAAGCATATGATCCGATTGATGTTACACTTGATGGAATGTTTATAGATGAAAGAGAATAACAATAAGTGAAAGCATATGATCCGATTGACGACATACTATTTGACTCTATTATTATTTTGGACAAGCTATAACAATACATAAATGTGCTGTCATTTATTGTTGTTACATTTTCAGGTAATGTTATACTGGTTATTGATGTAGAGCTAAATGCTGTATAACCGACATAAGTGACTCCAGATGGTATATTTATACTAGTTAATGGATAACATTGATAAAATGCGTTATCTCCAATCGATGTGATTCCTTCTGGTAAAACAATATTATTTAAAGACCAACATTGCGAAAAAAGACTATACTCTATAGTTGTCAAGCCAGTTGGTATATTTATGGTTTTCAGACTATTGCAACCCATAAAACAAGAACCGCCTATAGAAGTGACTCCGGATGGGATTGAAATTTCTTTTAAATTTCTACAAGATGAGAAGGCTGATACCCCTATAGATGTTACCCCTGTTGGTATATTTATACTTTCCAATGATGAACATTCGTAAAAAAGCGAAGCACCTATTTGATTGATGGCGTCTGGTATATCAATGTTTTTAATGCCAGAGCAACCATAAAAAGCACCAATTTCAATTGATGTTACTCCGCTGTGTATATTAATAACCGACAATGAATAACAATTAGAAAAAGCATAAGTCGATATTGATGTGATGCTATTTGGTATTGTTGCACCTGTCAATAAATGACATTCAGCAAATAGTCCTCCTCCAATTGATGTAATATTAGATGGTATATATAAATCATCGACCAAATAGCAATTTTGAAAAGCGTATGATCCAATACTACTCAGATTTTCTGATAAATTTGTAGTCTTTAAAGAAAAACAACTTTGAAATGCATAATCTCCTATAAGAGTGACGCTAGGTGGCATATTTATACTCGTTAATTTATAACAATTTTGAAAAGCTCGACCACCAATAGTTGTAACACCAGATGGAATATTTATGTTCGATAAAGAATAACAGTCATGGAAAATATAATCAAGGATTGAAGTGATGCCAGATGGTAGAGTTACACTACTTAATGAATAACATCCATCAAAAGCTGAGATTCCTATTGATGTTACACTAGATGGTATATCTATTGTAGATAAAGAATAACAATTTTTAAAAGCAGCTATCCCTATAGAAGTAACACCAGTTGTTAATGTCACGCTAGACAATGAATGACAATTGGAAAATGCGCTAGCTTTAATTGTGATAGCATTATTACCAAAAACAATTTTATTGGCTATATATTTATAATTTCCGCTGCCAAATAATGAACTACTCTCGCCGCCATTTCCGAATCCATAATTACTTGAACAATCTATGGATATTAAATATTGCCCAGATGATGAATATGTATGACCAGAACTAAAATCACCACTAGCTGCAGTTGTTGTTGATATAGAATCTCCCCAATTTATAGTCATTAAAGACGTATTAGATTTGTTTAGATATATTGTTGGCGATAAACCTGTTGTGCCAGAATTTAAAGTGATGAATATATAAGTTTTTCCATCTGATGTATCCCCAGTTAATGGCTCTGTTCTCCCGGATAAAGGAAAGATGTAATTAGCATATGTTGACCAATTGGTTGCTGTCTTATAAGATTCTACAGATGAATCAGGTACATATATTTTTGCTGTTAAATTTATATTACTTAAAGAAGTGGTTGTTAATGTGGGCGGTGAAGTTGAATAAAATATATATTCTTTTAAAGAAAAACAATCGGAAAAAGCATAATTCCCAATAGATGTGACACCAGAATGGATACTCAGACCCGTTAATGAATAACATTTATAGAAAGTGTAATCTCCTATAGTAGTAACTCCAGATGGGACATTCACACCAAACAAAGAATAACAATTTCTAAAAGCATGGCTTCCTATTGATGTAACGCCAGATGGAATGTTTATACTAGATAGCGAATAACAATAAGAAAAAGAATAAGTGCCAATGGATGAAATATTTGATGGCAAACTAATCGTTGATAAAGAATAACATTCATAAAATAACATGGTTCCTATAGTTGTAACACCTGATGGAAGAGTTATTGTTGATATGGCGGTTCCGGCAAAAGCCCCAGTGCCTATTGATGTTAGTCCACTTGGAATTGTTATGTTCATCAAAGAACGGCAATAATAAAAAGCCGAATTTCCAATGGAAGTCACTCCAGATGGTATTGTTATCTCTTTTATTAATCGACATTGATAAAAGGCTTGATTTCCAATGGAAGTCACACCAGATGGTATTGTGATAGATCTCAAATTATAACAATTGTTGAAAGTATCATTTTGAATTGTTGTTATATTTGGAGGCAGGCTTATTTCATATAAAGAATAACAATAATAAAAAGCCGATTCACCAATTGATGTTATACCAGTCGGCATATCAATATTTGATAACACTTGGCAACTATTAAAAGCCAATTTACCAATAGATGTTATATTAGATGGTAATGTTATAGCTGATAAACTATAGCACCCGGAAAATAGATAATCATTTATTATTGTCACACCAGATGGTATGTCTATAGATGATAATGACAAGCAAGCCCCAAAAGCACCAACGCCTAATGTGGTAACACTAGATGGAATAGAGATATTTGATAATGAATAATTATTAGAAAAAGCATATGACCCAATTGATGTGAGCCCGCTGGGTAATGTCACACCAGATAATAATTCACAATAATAAAAAGCATTACTACCAATTGAAGTGACACTAGGTGGAATATCAATAGAAGATAAAGAGCAACAATAATAAAAAGCATAATCTCCTATGGTAGTAATATTCGATGAAAGAATTGCACTAGATAGTGAATAACAATTTTGAAAAACTCCAGTTCCGATAGATGTCAACCCAGACGGAAGAACTATATTTGATAGTGAGTAGCAAGAAGAAAATACATAGTTAGAAAATGTTGTCACTCCAACAGGAATTGTTATTCCAGATATGGCGGTTCCAGAAAAAGCCCCTGATCCAATTGAGGTGACCCCATTTGGTATATTAACATTCGATAATGAATAACAACCTGATAATAATCCATTTCCAATCGCTGTTAATCCGGAAGGCAAAATTATATTATTCAATGAATAGCAACTATTGAAAGAATAATTTCCTATTTGTGTTGCACTATTTGGTATTATTATGTCTGTTAAGGAATAACATTGGTTGAAAGAATAATCACCCCATGATGATACAGATGATGGAATATTTATAGAATTTAAAGAATAACAACTAATGAAAGCGTAATTGCCGATGGATGTGATACCAGATGGGAGAGTTATATTAGGTAAAGATCTACAATCATAAAAAGCATATTCCACTATTTCTGTGACACCAGAAGGAATATAGATGTCTTGTAATGAATAACAATTTTGAAAACTGTTTAATGATGTTAATATTTCACTATATATATCAAGTCTTTTCAATGAATAAAAAAGAGCAAGAGATGAAAATGAATTTATTTTAATGGATTCATCACCAGTGCTATACATTTCTGTTAATGAGCTTCTGTAATCATTTGAGAATATTGTATCAAACCCATATTCTCCATCGCATTTTATTCGTATTGTATAATCACCCGAATTATCATATGTATGGTCTAAAGAAACCGATCCAGAACTAGATGTCTCGCCTGTTGTTGAATCTCCCCAATCAACTGTCATTGAAGATGTGTCTGATTTTGTTAATGAGAGAGAAGGCGATAAACCGGTCGTGCCAGAATTTAAAGTTATTAATAATAATAGTTCGGTTGGCTCAATGATCATTTCAAACAATATATCATTATTAGTCGGTTTGTTCAAAACTGGCTTTCTATTGTCCATTAAAATTATTTTACCTATTGACATGATAGATTATATATTAAAAAAATATGACCCCATTAAAATCTTAATTTTTTTTTTAAGATATTATTTATTAATTTTGTAATATATAAATATAATTATGAAAATTTTAACTATATCGGACGTTCATGGTCGGGATGATTGGAAAAAAGAAGTTTATGAAAATGGAAACTTTCTAGCTGGGAAAAAATTTGATAAAGTTGTTTTTTTGGGGGACTATTTAGACTCTTTTGATAAATCCAATTCAGAAATTTATATAAATTTTAAAGAAATAATTGAACTAAAAAAGAAATATCCAAATGACATTATATTATTGATTGGTAATCACGAAATGTCATATATGGATCCTTTTTATCGTTGTAGTGGTTATAGGCCAGAAATGTCATTCTTTGTTAAAAGATTATTGGATTCAAATATTGAATTATTTCAGTTAGCCTATCAAGTTGGTAATCATCTATGGTCTCACGCTGGTGTCCATAAGGGCTGGTGGGAATATTACGCTCAGCCAATAATTGAAGGAAAAATAGAAAAGAGATATACTCCTTTCTTTGTGAATTGTGATAATATTGCTGATCAACTAAATTTGATGTTTGAATTCAAAGAGCCAATTTTATTTATGGTCGGGCATGATAGAGGTGGAACGTCAAAAGTTGGCGGGCCGCTTTGGATAGATAAAGGAACTCTTTATCGTAAAGGATTAGAAGGATATCATCAAATTGTTGGGCATTCACCAGTAAGAGCTATTAAAAATTTTGATTTTAGTGATGGCACGTCTCTTACATTCACAGATTGTTTAAATGAAGATTTTTATTATCTTGAAATTTAAGAAAAATAAATTAATATATAGAAATAAAAAAAAAACTATTTTAGGTGCATATAAAAAAATCATTCGAGCAATTTAATTTTGAAGATGATCCATTTAGAGAGGATGAACGTCCAGATTTACCAAGACCAGATCTTATTATAGATGAATTTCGTTGGTGTCATGAAACACTATATTATCCTAGTGATATCAGAAAAGTCACTGATCCAAACAATTATTATTATATAATTACCTTGAGCGTGCCTGGTGAATTTTATAAAATGATCACTTGTAAATATTGGAACACCAAAAATATTTTAAGAATTTATAAATCGGATTCAAAAACTATCAGTTTTTTTGTTAATAATTTTAATGATGTAATGGCAATAGTTCGCCCGATGGTTCAAGCTGAGAATGAATATCAATTAATGCCAAAATATAGAGCAAACAGATAAAAAATAAAAATTGACAATGATATTGGATTTTAAACTCTTTGAAACAACAGAAGCAAACGATTTGGTTATATGCCGAGCTAATATCGATGGCATAGGCTCTAAAAATCATGTCGGATATTTGAAAAAAGGTGGAGTTGAGTTTCTAGTTCGATTTAGTGACAGATTACATGACCTGAATGGTGAAATAAGTAATGATTATGGTTGGATGATAGACAAAAAATATACCATACCATTTGATGATAATTCTGGACCAAAAACTATGCCGCTAGTATATTCGACTGATTTTAGGAAAATGTGTGAAAGAGGTTTGACTTTCTTATTAGGATACGAGCACATTTATTATAGCGATGTATCTTATGTAAAACCAGGAGATAAAATTGATCAAGTTTCCTGTCTATCACTTACAAATTATAAAAAATTATTAGATGTGAGTGAAGTGTGGACAACACCGATGCGTCAAAATATGTCCATTGGTAGATTTTTGAGAAAAATATTACCATTTGAGGATCAAAAAACTATAGAGGATTATGTTAACGAATATAAATTCATTTTTAATCTTTTTAAAAATGAAATTGGCTCATTTAGAAAAGTTGGTGGTGAAGAAATGAGAAAATGGTACCTTGAGTATAATTATGAAATTGGTGGAGGAAATCTTTGCCAATCTTGTATGAGACACATCAAATCTCAAAGAAGATTATCCATATATACTCAAAGTCCAAATAAAGTTAAAATGTTGGTAATAGTAAGTCCTAATGAAAAACTTATTGGAAGAGCTTTATTGTGGCGACTTGATGAGCCAGCCGGCGCTTTTTATATGGATAGAGTATATGTCTGCGAGGATCATTATAAAAAATATTTTGACGATTATGCTAAAAGAATGCATTTTCTAACAAAAGAATATGTTGATAAAAACGATATAGCTTTGAAGGTTTATTTAAATAGAGATTTTGGGCCGCCATCACAAAATCCTTTTATGGACACTTTTAAAATTTTTGTTAAAAATGGAAATTATTTAACAAATAAATTTGATAATTATAAACCGAATGAATATTATGAATATATAGATCACGATTAAAAAAAAATATAAAGTAAATGGAAAATGACATTCAACCAAGAAACCCTATTATTAAAGTAGAAGAGCTAAAAGGTCAAGATATAATAAAAGCTTATGATGGCGAATATTTATCGGATGATTTTGGATATTCCTGCGCTAATTTTAATGTTTATGATTTTAAAAAGGGGTATGGAAAAAAATCAGATCAAGATAATGATATGCAAATGTTTGACATATTTATCCAAAATCCAAAAAATATATCTTGCTTTGTTGCCTATAACGAAGATGGTGAAATAATTGGTCGTAGAATGTTCTTCAAAGGAAAGTCATTACTTGATGACAAACTTTATGACATACCAGATAAACTCGGTCATATGGCTTATTATCTTTATGGTTATTATGGCGAGCATAATAAAGATTCATTTAATGCTATAACAAGAAAGGCTATAATGAAATATGGACAAAATGTCATACATACAGATAGGTCAGTTGTTATTAATGGTAGATCAACAGAAGAACCAAATTATTTTATTCTTCAAATAGAAAAAGCCGATTTTAGTGTTTATCCCCCAATAGATCATTTGTATCTTTGCCCAGAGATAAGAGCTTTTGCTAATTTTGAACCAGAAGGTCAAGTATTAAAAACTCTTGGAGATCAGATGAAAAAAGATGGACTAAAATTTGGACAGGCTTATAGATATAAAAAGAATCGTGTAGATCATTTGGATTATAAAACTTGGTTACAAAACCTGGGATATAATATTGATGATTTTGATTAATTTTTTAATCTGAAAATCCCCAATTTTCCTCTCCCCAAGGATCATCTTTTAAATTATATATTCTTTTTCTATTAACTGCATCTAATTCGTGCGGATAATATCTAAATTTTTTTCCATTTTCCCATTCTACTGTCACAGGAACATATTTTTTATCTGATGACGGCTCCGCTGCCCAATCAGCTTCATCGAAATCTTCTGAATATTCAGATGATGGTTCGCCTATCTCCACTATTTTTCCTTTGGGAGTTGAAAAAGTAAAAGGCTCGTCATCGATATCATATTCGGAGCTCAACATCTTATTTTTGAATTCATCAGTTAATTTTACATAATCTCCAACTTTTATATCATTGTGAGTTAAATCTTCATTTAAAAATTTTTCAAATTTTGTTATCATGTTTAATTTGAATGTTTTTTATAATATTTGCTAACAGTCCAGTTATACCAATTTCTTATGACAAGATTGGTTTCTATTCCCCATACCATAAGATCTTGTAATCGTTTTGTAAATTGATAAAAATTGTTATTTCTTCTTCCGTATTGTGGCAAGACCTTTTCAATAAAATTGTTTTCATAATCAAAAGCCTCATTTGGACTTTCGTCATTATGATGTTTTAAATCATATAGCTCTGTTATTTGAGATCTTCTTTCTATCATCTATTCTTTTTATTTAATTTGATTGTATATATTAAAAAATTCATTTTAATTTTTAATATATATAAAAAAAAAAATAAAAATAAATGAAGCATATAAAATTATTCGAAGAAATTGGTTTTACATATTCCAATAAAGAAGAAGGAAAAATTGATCCATTTAAAGAAGAGGAAGAATCATTTATGACATTTGATATTGATTCCATATCTAAACCATATAAAAAAATAGCAAAAGAAGCTTTTAATGCTGGCAAAACATCCACATTAACCTTTGATGAGTGGTGGAATAAAGTGTGGGTATATGGCAAGAAAGAGGATAAAAAAGTTGAAAAGACTTATAATAAAATTGGATTCAAGACCGCAGAAAAAGAACTCAATAAAGTTGAAGCTTCAAATCCGCTAAGACCACCAAAACCTCCAACAAGGCCACCTAGCAAACCAAGACCAGAAACCCCCATAAAAAGACCTAGAAAAGGTATATGGTTTGAAGGAGAAGAAGAAATATAATTATTTTCTTTTTAAATTCACTCCCATTTCATCCATTCTCTTTTTCATTTCATTGTACTGTTTTAGAAATTCACCTGGTGGAAGATTTTTATCTATTTCAAAGACAATAGTTTCTTCCATATTATTTTCAAGTTGAATGGGATTAACTTCATTATCAAATATTTTATTTAAAGTTCTTGATAAATAAGTTCTCATATCAATATTATCACCATTATCATAAACAAATTCATATGTCTTATCTTCATCGAAGATCTTGAACTCATTTGGTTTGTATTGATTGTCAACATAAAAACCAAGTGTTCCTATATGCCCCATTTTTGATATATAAGTTTCATATTCAAGTGAATATCTCTTTACAAATGGATCTTTTATTTTTATAACTAATTGCCCTGGCCCTTTATCTCCTTCTTTTTTTGCTTCTGACATAATTGAAGAGCCCAAATCGAGTTGAAATTCTTTTATTGTTCTAAATTTTCGAATTAAATAATCTGATGACACGACTTCCATATAAGAGAGTTTTATTCTTATATATAAAAATGAATGAGTTTCCCTAAAAAGATTAAAGCATTGGTGGAGCACCAGCCTCACCGCCTGCTGGAGCTGTAGCCATTTCACTTCCACCACCAGCCTCGGGCGGGGCTCCTTGCTGAGCTCCTTGCTGAGCTCCTTGTGATGGAGTAGTAGATTGTGATTTTGGAGCTTCTATTTTATTTTTATCTGGATTTTTTTTCATATCTTCTATCTCAGATAACTTTTTAACAATAAAGTCCTCTTTTATATCATTTATTTCAACTTTTTTATCATTTGTCAATTCTAATGTTTCAATTGGTCTTCCCCCACCTGGAATATCTATTTGAGATGGATCATATTTTTTTATAATAACATCACAATGCTCTAAATCTTCTATATTCATTCTTATTATTAATTGATAATAAAACTCGTCATCGCTGAAATTTACAATAATGCTCCTTCTGGCTGCCGAAGTCGATTTTGGCACATCAGTATCAATCAAATTTGATCTCATTGAAAATTCACCACTTTGAAACCAATAACTTATTCTTTTTTGTAGTTTATCTAAAATGGACTGCATTTCATAACTATCATTTGTAAATTGCTCGAATTTTTTCATATCTATTGTTCAATATTTTTTATTCTATATATTAAATTTTTTTCATCATTTAAATTTAATATATAATAAAAAACAAAATTTAAAGATATGAAAAAAATTAAAGTCGTTAAATTTGATAATTTTATTTTTGAACAATCTGGATCGGGTGATGTAGCCGCTGGAGGTGGTGGAGGAGTTGCTTATACAACATTGAATATGAATGGAATGGGCAATGTTGTTGCTCCACAAGCAAGCTCTATACCAGGATATGTTGGTGGCTCAACAATCGGAAGTGGAGATTTGCCAGCTTATAACACTGGAAAGAAATTCCAAAGTATAACAGGACCAAAGAAAGGAAAAAAAGGAAAGAAAAGTAAAAGAGTTAGATTTTATACGAAGATATCATGAAAAAATTTAATGAGTATTTTGACAACAACGCATATTCAAAAATATTGGTAATTGGAATACCAAGTGGTGAAGTTTTGTTTTTAACAAAACAACAATTAAATTTTTTAATAGGAAGAGATTATTTAACATATAAAAAATCCCTCAACGGAGTCAAAATAGAAAAATATTGTTTTAATGATGAACATATAAGAGATATAAAATATTTCTTAGACGTAATAGAATGGCACTAATTATTTTTCTTTGCCCTGAGTGCCGAATATGGCTCCCTTTAATAAAGTTGGATCTTTTTTGAAATCATCTATTATTTCATTCCATTTATCTGGATCAAAAGTTATTAAACCATCATCTGGTATATCTTTTCCACTTTCGCCACCTATTTCATTTTTAGTTTGCTGTTCGTTTATTTCTCTATGCTCGTATTCATCGCGCAAATCCTTATAAAATGATTTCATTTTTGTTAAAAGATCATTCATCATTTTTGAGCTATCCCTTATTTCTTTTTGGTAAGCATTGACAGCTTGATGCATATCTGGATCAGATGACATACCAGCATCCAATTGACGCATACAATTGATCAATCCTCTTTTAGCGCAAGATATTGAAAATTTAATATCACTTATTATTTCAGCGTCATTTTTTATGATTGTTTTGACACCTTTCTTTTTAACCAAATCTTTATTTAAATATAATCCAGATAGACTATCCAAAGTATCTCGAGCGTCTTCCTTTATGGTTTCAAGATCCTTATCATAATTATATTTTGTATATTCAAATTCTAGTCCAGGCAATAAATCATTTGGTGGAGTTAAAGCAGATATGTCATCCATTTCACTTATAACATCTTTTATACTACTATCAAGTTTAGCTATATCACTTAGATGTTTATCTACATCAAAATCTTCATTTTTCTTTTTAGTAGAAGGTCTTCCTCTTTTAGGCATTATTATTCATTATTTTTTATTTTATATATTGAAATATAAATTATGTTTTGACTTTTATAGTTTCAAGTGGGTCATATGTTCAAATTTATATTTCTTTTTTTACAATAATCTCTTAAGTAATCTTTATATTCATCAGAAAATGAATTATTATAACAAGATAACTCTTTGAGGTTTATCAGGTTCTCTACTCCCCCAAGACTGGTCAGAGAATTATTAGAACAA